AGAGCCCGTCCCGTCGGCGTTCGTTCATATGAGCACCCCTTGGGCAAATATATTATCCGCGGCCCCAAAGAGGGCAGAAGAGGAGGCAAGAGAGAAATGAAGAAGAAACCAACCCCCAAGCCAAAAGAACCCGAGAAACCTACCCCGGTGGACAAGGAGGAAGCGAAGAAACCTAAATTGACCGAGATACCAAAGAACCCGACCGACGAGCAGATAGCCGAGATGGAGGCCAAGGCTAAGGCGGCGGAGGATAGGGCTGGGGAGACGATGACCGAAACCGTCCAGATGGACCCGAAAATGATGATGGAATTTATGCAATTCATCAAGGCCCGGAACGCCCAAGCGGCTAGGCACGGAGAGAAACAGGACCTGAAGCTGGCCAAGTTTACCCCGATCAAGAACGAGACGCCGGAAATGCTGGATTACTTCGAGTATTGGTACAACAACGGCGCCGAGGAACCCCGGTCCCAAGTGGCTGTGGCCCGGCACTTCAACAAGGCCAGAAAGACGATTCAGAACTACTATTACTCGTTCAACTGGGAACAGCGGCGGGCCGATCGGCTCAAGCGACAGGTGGCCACAGTAAAATCCCACAAGGAACAAGGGACATTGAACTCGATTTTATCCTATCGGGAAGTCTTCTCCACCCTGCTGGACAAGGCCCGGCAAGACATCGTGGACGGGAAACTAAAAATCCGTTCTATCAAGGATCTGTCTATGATGGCGGATATCGAGGTTCAAATCCTGCAAGCCGATGTGGAACGGGAGCGGACCGACCAGTTGGCCGAGGGTAAATTGGGTTCGCTGGTGGACGTACTGAACCACATGCCGATGACCCCGAACCCAGACGGTACCGGAACCCGAATCACCCAGACTATCGACATCGACAGTATCCGCAAATCGGTGGACCCACAACCGAACCCCGATGAGGATCAACCCGAACCCTAGGTTTCTGGATTAGAGGAGACCTATACGATACCTTAGAGGTTTATGAGTGGATAACTACACGATACCTTAGAGTCCAATTAGAAACCTCTAATCTAGAACACCGGGACCAAGGATCGGGAACAGGAGGAAACCAATGAAGAAAGAGAACCCAATGATTACCGACATGAGGGAGGCCGACGCGGCTTCTGGAAACACGTATTCCAACAAGGACTTCAAAATGTCGGCCAAGGCTCTGCAGGCGATACAGTGGAGCAATAAACGAATCAACATTTTTGAGGGCGCGGTCCGCTCCAGCAAGACCGTATCGGCCAACATTCGCTGGTACTTGCATTTGTGCCAGTCGACCGCAATGGATTTTCTAATTACCGGCAAGACCGAGGCCACCGTGTACCGGAACATCGTGGCGGGGGACTACGGGCTGATGGGATTATTCGGCCCCTCCAACGTCATGTGGAAACAATCCGACAAGGGCGGGACCAGACTGATGGTCCGAGTACAAGAAATGGCCTCTCGCAGACTGGTCTGGAAAACCTGCTACGTGGTCGGGGCCAACGATAATGCATCAGAAAATAAAATCCGTGGTATGACGGTCGGCGGCTGGTATGGGGACGAAATCACAATCCACCCGGATTCAATGGTCAAGCAAGGTATCCTGCGTTGTTCTTTGCCCGGGGCCAAAATCTTCTGGACTACGAACCCCGATTCGCCTTATTGCCCAATTTACACGGACTACATCGTCCCGGCCAAAGAAAAAGGATACGCGGTCTTCCATTTTACCCTGCGCGACAATCTAGCGTTGACCGAGGATTACATTAGGACGATAGAGAACGCGTATCAAGGAGTGTGGCGCGAACGCATGGTCGAGGGTAAGTGGGTTCTGGCCGATGGTCTAGTGTACCCCAACTTCTCGGATACACCGATCAACGAGGGCGGCAATATCATCACCGATCGGGCCCAATTGCCCAAATTTCTGTATCATGGTATCGGGGTCGACTACGGGCAAGCCAATGCGACCGGGTTTCTGCTGTTCGGGTATGGAGTGGACGGCAACTATTACCTACTGCGCGAATACTACCATTCTGGTCGGGACGCCGAGGCCAATAAAGAAGACCAGAAGGCGCCGTCGGATTACGCTCGGGATTTCCTAGATTTCGCGACCCAAAAGGACGATGATGGATATGTGATCGCCAATAAACTCAAGCGGACCTACCAAGACCCTGCGGCCAAGGGTTTCCTTATTGAATGCCGCAAGTACATCAAAGAGGGCGTAAATCGGGACGACATTTACTCGACCTTCCGGTATGCGGACAACGATGTTCAAACCGGTATCCAAGTCATGGGCTCGCTCATCGGGGGCGGACCCTCGAACCTGCCGCGCCACTTTTTTGTGTTCAAGCGTTATTGCCCGAATTTCATGCGGGAGATCGGAACCTATTCATGGAATGCCAAAATCTCCGAACGTTCTGGACACGACCAAGTACTGAAAGAGCACGATCACTTAATGGACGCGGCCCGCTATTTAGTTTACAACTTCGAGAAATTTATTCGATACGACAACAAACAACAGGGATTGCTCAAGGCCAAGCAAGAGCGGCGGGCACACAACCGCCTGCGCGATTGATTATAACCCCCGAGCATTCAACCCAATAAAGGAGGAAACATCAATGGGAGTCAAATTCATCAAATCATCGGAACCCACCAATAGCAACCCGCTACTTATCGACCAAGCCTTGAACCGTGGACGCCGCCGGGTATCGGTAGACGCCAACCCGACCACCGCCGCGATCACCAAGTCCGAGGTCAGCACTGGCAAGGACGAGCATCAAACTGAATTGGGGTTCACCGCCAACTCATTGTTGCCGACCCCGTTCGATATGCATGGCCTGCAGATGATGGTAGAAAACTCGACAATCCTGCAACAGTGTATTACAGCTTATCGGCGTAATATTGTGGGATTTGGGGCCGAACCCCAATACCGCAAGAACCAAGTGCAGGAGCACAAACTGGACCAACAGGCCCAAGCCCAAGGGCTCGACACCGACGCTGAACGTGAAGGCCAAGAGGTCGACGACGAGGGGCAAACAACCCCAACCAATCCGACAGTGGTGCAATTCCCAACCCGGGCGCAACCCGCCGCAGAGCCCAACATGGACAACGACGAGCAAACCAAAGAAACCCCAGAGATGGCGATGGAGTGGGACCAAATTCAGGATTTCACCGAATACTTCTCATTCACTTCGTCATTTGAAGAGATCATGGGTCAACTGGTGGAGGACCGCGAAGTCACCGGCAACTTCTATTGTGAATTAATCCGGGACGGCGCGGGCAAGGTCGTCGAGGGCGTGCGCCTGAACCCTCGCTACATGCAATGTACGGTAGTCGGGGACGAGTTTCAGCAAGTCGAGTTGGTCCGCAATGGTCGAGTGTTCCATCACCGCCAACAATTCCGCCGCTATTGCCAAGTCATTAACGCCTCTCGGGTTTGGTTCCGTGAATTGGGTGACCCGCGGCCAATGGACAACCGCACTGGCGAGTACCTGACCCCGGCCGAGGCCCGAGTGACCCCTGATCAATATCTGGCCAACGAAATCTGGCACGACCGAATCGGGTCGGGCGCTTATGGTATGCCACGCTGGATTGGTCAACTGGTCCACATGTATGGGGCCCGCAAGGCCGAAGAACTCAACCTCCGATACTTCGAGAACGGCCGCCATATCCCGATGGCGATCGTGGTATCCAACGGGTCACTGACGCCGCAGACCGAGGACGAAATCCAGCAATACGTGGATTCCATTGAGGGCGTCAAGAATGCTTATGGGTTCTTGGTGGTCGAAGCCGAGGGGACGCCATCGGATTTGGTGGACGGCAAAGAGAACTCGGCCAAGATTGAACTCAAATCCCTCGCCGACGTGATTCAAAAAGATGCATTATTCCTAGAGTACGATGCCAAGTCCCGCGAGAAGGTCCAATCCGCCTTTGCCCTGCCCGATATCTATGTGGGCCGATCGGTAGACTTCAACCGCGCAACTGCGGACACCGCCAAGGAAATCACTGAAGAACAAGTATTCGGGCCAGAACGGAACCACCTAGAATGGCATATCAACCGGCGAATCCTCGCGGAATATGGGTTCCAATTCGCTGAACTCAAGTTCAAGAAGCCAGCCGTGTCCTCTATTGATGAATTCACGCAGGTAGCCAATCTGTTGGTTACTGCCGGGTCGGTCACCGCCAATGAACTGCGGGAAATGGTATCCACCTACTTAGGCAAACCTCTAGAATCATTGGGGCCGGACTACGATAAGCCTGTGGTCAAGCAAAGCACTAGCGGCGGAGGCTTTGGTGCCCCGGGCGCTCCTACTGCCGGACCAGCTACCCCAGCCGAAGACCCCAACCCGTTCGCTTCTTTGATGCTTTCCGCGGCTCAACCGGGGCAGGAGCTACAAAAGGCCCTGAACCAGCCAGACGTCAAAGAACAGCTAGCGAGAAGCCGAGAAGACTCTATGCTTCGCCTACTCGCTGATATGAGGGCGGCCAAGGAGGGCGACTAATGAAAAGAAGCCTCGAACTCAAATCCGCCGCAGAAGACGCCTATAAACAGTTATTGGACCAACTGCAGGAGGACACAGAAAAGCAATATAAGGAGGCCGGAATGTTCGCCCCCGCATTCTTGGCTCTGCAGGTCCGCCGCGCATTCGAGTGGCGAATGGAGCAAATCTACAGCATAGTGGGAGTGATCGCCGCCGCCATTGATGATTGGGAACTCGGGTGGATTCCACCGGTCGATCCCCTATCTGGCGAATCCGCTCTGCGGGGACAACTGCGCAAGGCCGAAGACCCGCCCCTTGATGATCACTGGGACGACCTAACGGCGTTCCAGAAACAAACCTACCAGCAGAACCTATCCCGATGGTTGAGCCGGGGGTCGCTCATCAAAGAAGTAGAAGAAGCCTTGGGGCCCGAGCAAGCCAAAGAATACTACGACAAAATCATTTCGACCACCGCCCTCGGGACTGCCGAACATCTAATGCACGCCCTGAACGGGGACAAGGATTCTCGCACTATTGGTTCTGGTTGGGGCAAATACACAACCGAATTTCTAAGTCGAGCCCAAAGCCAAGCCATTAAGCAAACCCAACTGATGCGGTTGGGCGATACCGACACGGCCATTAATGCCATCATGTCTGGGCTTAAGTCTGGCGAGGGTGTCCACCGAACAATCCACGAACTGCGAAACAATAAGGATTTCACTGCCTCCCGAGCCAAGTCTTTCGCCATCACCGAGGTGGAGGGCGCTTATTCCGGTGGGCAATTCGTGGCCCTCATGCAGAACAAGAACGTCGGGTACAAGCAATGGAGCCACTCGGGCGGGTACCGCAACCAACCCCGGGAAGCTCATGTGGCTATCGACGGAACGATTATCCCAAAGGCCGACAAATTCCGGGTTAATGGTTATGACGCCGATTATCCACGGGACCCCGCCCTGCCACCGTCGGAGCGTATCAACTGCCACTGCTCCCTAACCCCGGCGCTTGCCCCAGAGGGCGAGGACGATGGGTGGGACGACCTCGACGAGGCTCTGAATGAAGCCCGCGAGGAGATTGACTACAAGTGGAGCGACCCTGAATGGGCGGAGGCCCGCAAAGCCGAAATCTTCAATCGATCACGCTATGCAGAGAACCACCCGGGTGCCCAATACGGGACCGCGGCCCCGGCAGTCCGTACTCCAACCGCTACCGTTCCATGGAGCGCCGAGGACAATGATGCGTTCAAGACCGAGCAAGTGGGTGGCAAGACCTATTACAAGGCGGCCGACGAAGACAAAGCCGAACGGGCCTACGATGCCGCAACCGACAAGCAACTGGACAACCTGATTGCGGACTTGGGGAATTCGGGCGAAGACCGACTGAATGATGCGGTTGTGGTTTATACCACCAGCTCATATCAGAACATTAACCAATACATGCGGGGGAGTATCGATGAATTGTCCAACGAATCCGCCTCGACAGTCCGCACTCTAATGGACGCCATGGACAAATCTAAATTGACCCAGAACACCATTCTGTATCGGGGCGATACTCGACAGATTGATTATACCGCCGGGGATACCATCACCACCTCTGGGTTCTGGTCGGCCTCAATGTCGGCCGAAACTGGTAGCGAGTTTGCTATGGACGAGTCTTCTTCTGCCACGGTGACCACGCTCTACAAGATTTATCTGCCACAGGGCCAAGCCGCAATCCCGATTGCTCCATATTCAGCTTATTCGGCCGAATTAGAAATGCTCCTGCCGCCGGGCCAGCAGTATCGAGTTGTATCGGTAAGCGAACCCAAGGAGCTCCATATGGACGGAAATCACACCAACCATTTCTATCGCGAAGTCGCTATTGAACCAATCTAAAGGAGAGTGAATGATCATGACACAACCCGACATCAAACAATTGTCCAAGGAATCAGTACGCCGAATCAAAGCAGAATCCGAGAACCTGATCGTTTCTAAGGATATTGCCGCCGCCAATGCCGAGCTATTGCGGGTTCAGTCCCGCCTCGCCCAAATTACCAAAGACAAATCCCAACAATAGCACCATCAATGGCCACCTCGGTTAACTACATGAGGTGGTTTTATTGTATCCCTTAATATATAAGCCGAACCCGCCAATAAGGTGGGCCAAAGGAGGCGAAACAAATCGTGACAAAACGTATTTTATCGAACGCCGATATTACTTACGTTTCATTCGTGGACAAGGGCGCGAACAAACGCCCGTTTTACCTTGTAAAATCAGATACCGAATTGGCTATCAACAAGCAGATCGTGATGCTGACCAAAGCAGATGAAGCGCAACAATTGGCATATGGCGTGGTCTATGAACCTGATGTGGACGACGCTCATGGGGACCGTATGACAGCCGCGGAGATTGAAAAAGCCGCGCATCGCTTTATGACCCATCAAAATATCGACCGACAGCATAACTTTCAAGCTGGAGCCGGGCAGGTGGTAGAATCTTATATTGCGCCCGCTGATTTACAAGTGGGCGGCCAGCTCATCACCAAAGGCTCTTGGGTTATGGCGGTCAAGGCTTCTGATGAAGTTTGGGCCGATATTCAGAAGGGCGCAGTCACTGCATTCTCAATGGCCGGTATTGCCGAGGTTACTCCAATCCAAAAGGACGAGGGTGGCGCGGCTGGTACCGCCGGAGGTAGTGAGGGCGCGGGGTCTGAAAGCGACGCAGGCGAACAATCGGCAACTGGTACGGACCTAGCCGGGTTGTTGCAGTCAGCATTGGACACGCTGAAAAATGGCGGCGAATTGACCAATGCCGATCGGCTCACTGCTGTGTTGCAGGGTAAGACCACGAGCGAAGATGCCGCCTCCGAAACCCACGACGGCCAAGAGGAACCAAGTGGCGACAATAGCGAATCTGACAATTCCGACCCCGATGACGACAAGAAAACCGCTATTACCGCCGACATGGTGGCCAGCGTGATGCAATCAATCATCAGCAATCACAACCAAAACTCATAGGAGGCACACGAAAATGGACGAAGAACAATTAAAGGCCGTTTTGCAAGAACAATTGGCCCCAGTCCTCACTCGACTGGATAACGTCGAAGCAGACGTAAAGAAATTAAAGGGTGACGGCGGCGACACCTCTGATGGGGCAGGCGCAGGCGCTAGCGGCGATGGCGATGTGGCGAAGAGCTTGGACTCTATCGCAAAGCGCCTCGACTTGATTGAAAAATCTCGCGGTATTTCCAAGTCTGCCCAATCCGCAGAAGAAGCCGCTGGCGCTACCGATACCGAAATCACCAAGAGCGACGCCGGTGTTTGGGATTCACTGTTTAGCAAAAAGGCGTAATCATCTCACTATGAAGGAGTGTTAAAACCATGGATAACAAAACAATGATTGAAAAGGCCACTATGACCCTTTCTGACTTGGCGAGCGGTGGCTTGATGAACCCTCAACAATTCAACAAATTCTACCGCAAGATCATCGACCAACCAACCATCGTCAACGAAGCCCGCACGGTTCCGATGAACAGCGACCAAATGAAGATTGAAAAAATCGGCTTTGGTCAACGTATTCTGCGGGTAGGTCAAGAAGCCACGGCTTTGACTGAGGCTCAACGGAGCAAGCCAACCACTGGCAAGGTCGAATTGAATGCCAAAGAAGTCATCGCTGAAGTCAATATCTCCTATGACACGTTGGAAAACAACATCGAGAAAGACAGCCTGCAAAACACCATTGTGGACATGTTGGCAGAACGTTCGGCCCTCGATATTGAAGAACTCGTGGTGAACGGCGACACTGCATTGGCAGGCACCGATCCGTACCTCGGCCTCTTTGACGGCCTGCGCAAGCAAGCAACCTCCCACGTAATTGACGGGGCTGGCGGCGCGTTTGAGCGTAGCGTGTTGAAGGACCTCTACGGTGCCGTGCCAGCCAAGTATCTGCGCGACGCTACTGCCTTCCGTTACTACATGAGCAACCTGAATGAATTGAACTGGCGCGATGAAATTGCGTCCCGTCAGACCAACTTGGGTGACACCACGCTCACCGGGACCAACCGACCAAACGCGTACGGCATCCCAGTTGAAGGCGTCGCAATGCTCCAACCGTACGACTACGGGACCGAACCTAAGACCAAGGTTTCCGATATCCTGTTGACCCACCCACAAAACATCATCTTAGGCGTTTCTCGTAACGTCCGGCTCGAATTCGATAAGGATATCCGCTCCCGTTCATTCATCATCGTATTGACGATGAAACTCGATGCGAAATTCGAAGAAGAAGACGCTGTGGCTAAGGCGATCAACGTTAAGCACGAAATCAAATAATTCATTTGATTCGCTATTGAGGCGGGGCTTCGGCTCCGCTTTTTTAGTATATGGAGCGAATCTGACAACTCAATAGGAGGTAATTAATATGACCAAATATGCAGTAGACACCAAAGAAGACGGCGCCACGTTCTTTTACGCGCGTTATTATGTCGGCTTGTCGAACATCGTAGTAGACGACAAAGAAAAAGCAGAACTCGAAGCCTCCGCCAAAGCCGCAGGAGTGGCCCTCGTGTTCACTGAACTGGGTGGCGAGCCCGAAAATACCCAGAAGGTCCCAGAAGCCAAGGAAGATACCAAGAAAAGCCTCGGAGAGTATGAATCGCTCACTCGGGATTCGCTAGTACAAATTGCCGAGAGTAAGGGCAAGCAAGTGACGACCAAAATGACTAAAGCGGCCATCATCGAACTTCTGGAGGACTAAGCTATGGAGGAATCGAAGACGATTCAATTTACCCCAGATACCCTCAAGGAATGGACCGACTACGACGAGATCACCGCGATGGACGACAAGAAATTAGGGCAAATCATTGAATTAGCCAAGACCCGGTTGGGGGTTTATCTCTGTGATGAGGACCTCGCCCAATTCGTAGGTGGCAATTTCCCGGTCCCCGTTTATATCGCCCTTTGCCGGTTGGCTGAAGTATATGCCATGCAATCCCTACGCGATAGCCATTCAATCTCGGGGCTCCAATCCGAAACTATGGGTAATTATTCCTATTCGCGTGGCGATTCCAGTACCAACGGCCCGATCACCGATTTATTTGCCTCCATGGGTGATATGTTGGGGCGCTGGTCGCTCTGCAAGGTCGATTCCCTGCGCGGGTACAAGGTACGCATGAGGAGGGTTTAATATGGGTTTATACAATAGCTCGACTCTATGGTGGGCCGAAGACCACAAGCAACAGATGGTAGGCGGCGTCCCGGTGGATTCCCCGCAAAGCAATCAACTGGTGGCCCAACCCAAGCCCTTGCGCACTCGTTGGTCCTATTCAGGTCGTGCCCGTTCGTCCCTTCAAAATGGCGTGGTGGTCCAAGTCACTATCGATTACAAAGTGTTTGTGGCCGCAGGCGCCGGGCTTGAAGTCCGACAGGGCGCAATCCTGAAGAACCCCAACGATGACGGCGGCTACTTCAAAGTATGGTCCTCTACTCCGATTTATTCATATGGTACCAGAATCGACCATTGGGAATTGGAAGTACAGCGCGATAATATGGCGGCTCACTACAAAGACGACTTCAAACTCCGTTGGACTTGGGACGAATTGGGCAATCAAAACTATTCTTGGGATACATGGTCGAGCCTAAGTTATGAATGGCAACAAATCAGTAGAATTTAATAGGAGGCATCGCGATGGCATGGCGGGTAGAAGGATTAGATGAATACATTAACAGTTTAAAAGCGGCAAAAAAGTCATTCCCGAACCGGCTGGACAAGCTACTGGACGAAATCGCGGTTAAATTCCTGCAGGCGGTCCAAAAGGAAATCAAAGCCCGAAACCTTATCGATACCCGGAACCTGCTCAACTCATTCTCTATGGACAACGAGAACTCAATTTTCGAGAAATCCACGCAAGGCAAAAACCACCAAGTCAAAGTGGGCTCGCTCGTCCCCTATGCGAGTTACTTGAACGATGGTTGGACTGCTATCAACGGGAATGTAATTGCCCCGCGCCCGTACTTTGACACTGCCCAGCGGGCGATGGAGAAATTAATAGAGAAGCGACTACTGAAGGACTTGGGCGACTGGCTAGGTTCTATTTAGGAGGTGATGAAATGGCAATGAATCAAACTTTAGCCTCCATTGTGGCCGTGGTGGATACGGCGGCCAAGGGCGAGGGTGTAACCCTACCCGGGTGGCTGATCGGGGCCACTGGCGACCGCGTAGATCCGCCCCGTCTAATTATAACCCAACCGGAGCAAACAATGCAAGAAATGATGTCGGGAAGCCCGGGGTGGGTAACATCAGCTTATATTCTGTGTATAGGTAGCACCACCGATGAGGCGGCGTCATTTGCATCTCTTATCGCTAAATATATCAGTCGAGCACGGCTCACAATTCCCCTTGTTGACGACCAAGGCAATAGGACCGGCCACTTCCGCAAACTCGACGCGGTTTATACCCGGGAAATGCAATCCGATTCCGTTTCCTCTTACGGATTTTCGGTTTACATTGAATGGACTGAACTAAGCCCATACGCGCGACCAACCGGTACCCTATTGCGTGAAGTTTCGTCCCGTGCTGACGACAATTAAACTCTCATAGGAGGTACATGATTATGGCAGGAGGTTCTTGGACTCCCGGCGTTGATAAGATTCGCGCCGGTATCTACACGAATTTCGTGGAAAAAGCTTCTACCCGAGTAAGCGGGACGACTGGCGGCGTTGTTGCTATTGCCCTTATTACTTATTCCGGTATTGCTCAACCGAACACAATTTACGAATTTAAAGCAACTGATGGCAACGAAGTATTATTGACCACCTTGGGCACTGATGGTGCGGCAGTGATCAAATTGGCATTCCTCGGTGGCGCGACGACCGTCTTAGTTTACACGGTCGGGAAGACTAACGGCACTGACCCGAACTACGAAGCCGCATTCTCCAGCTTGAACACTCGGGCTTTTGACGTGTTCGCGTTCTCCGCTCCAGTCCCAGATAGTGTGCTTACTTCCGCCGTGGCATGGGTAAAATCCAACCGCGAAGAAGTCGGCAAGCATTACTTGGCGGTATTCGGCGGCGACGCTACTGCAGACGCCGACCCAACTAAAGGGAACGCCCGTTCTACTTTGGTTAAAGATCGCTATTCAGTCAACCTGATTGTTGGCGGGGTCATTGACGATGTTACTTATCCTTCTGGCGCTTTGGCTCCATATATGGCAGGTATCATCGCCTCCACTCCACTCAATCAATCGATCACGTACATGACCACAGCACTGACTGCAGTCAATGTACGCCTGACCCCGGCCCAAATCAACACCGCGCTTTCTGCTGGTTCTCTCGTGTTGACCGACAATGACGATGGCACGATTATCATCGAACGCGGTATCACCACCGAAATTGATTCAATCGTCGCAGGTTCGAACAAGATTCGCAAAGTCCGGACCAATATCGCTATCGTCACCGATATTTCGGCCTCTGCCAATGCTTCATGGATTGGCAAGGTCAACAACAACCCCGATGGCCAAGCAACGGTTATTGGCGGCGTCAAGTCCTATCTGAATGAATTGGTTAAATCCAACGTTTTGTTTGCGGACCCGTTGGAAGTGTCACTCGACCCAGATCACCCAAGCGATGGCGATCAAATGTTCCTCTTCTTGCGTTATAAAGAAGTGGACTCTGCCGAAGAAATCTACCTGACGATTGCCGCCGGGGTTTAATAGAAAGGAGCGCAAACCATGGTCTTAGATGAAAGCAAAGTAATCAACGGCTCTTATGGGGAAGTTTGGCACGATGGCAAATGGCTGTCCAACATCACCAAGTGCGAAGCTACCATCGACATCAACAAAGAAGACGTCTTGCGGGCCGGCTCTCGCTGGACTGCCAAGAAGGTCACCACCCTAGAAGGGTCCGGTACGATTACCGGCTACAAAATCACCACTGAATGGATTGAAGCCCAAAGCGGTGTACTTGCCGATCGGGGCACCCCTTACGTGACCTCGTTGACCGTCAAATTGGACGACCCAGAAGCATATGGCGCAATGCGTGTAATGCTCACCGGCGTTATTTTTGATAAAATCGATTTGGTAAAATTCGAGATGGGCTCACTGGTTGAAGAAGAACTACCGTTCACTTTCACCGGTATGGAATTGCTCGACAAGATTGTTGCCAAATAACTACCATTCTGACCCGTTTGGGTGATCTTCTTATTATAGGAGGTGAACCCAAATGGGTTTTTACTTATTTTGAGGAGGAACCACCATGGAAAAACGTGACGAATTAGAACAATTACTCGGATATAGCACCGATACTGTAACCGGAGAAGTGACCCTCGATCGCATGCCGGGGTTGGTGTTTAAAATCAAACCAATTACCGGTGCAGTGATGGACCAAATCCGCGAACGGGCGCAATACTCCGTCAAGACTAAAGCCGGGCATGAAACCAAGACCGATCCCGGCAAGGTTTCCGCCGGGGTTATTCTCGCCGGGGTGACCTCACCCGATTTATCGGATTCTCGATTCGCGAAGAAATATGGGGAGATCGACCCCTTGCGCGCAATCCCGAAGCATTTCCTCTTTGGCGAAATCGACAAATTATCAACAGCAATCCTCGACTTGTCTGGGTTGGGCGACGATGACGACGCCCCACTTGAACAAGCAAAAAACTAATACGCTCTGGTGAACAGGGAAATTGGGTCGCGCAGGTGGTGGCAGAGTTATACGTCAATCATGGCGTGCTACCTAGCGCGGCCCTTTCTATGTCCAACCGCGAATTACTGTTCGCCAGAGCCGCCCTCGAGGTACAAGTTGAAGAGGACAAGGCGGCAATGAAGAAAATTAAGTAGGAGGTGAGCAATATTGGCAGACGCCCAAAAGCGTTTGGATACGATCTTTGAACTGAAAGATAACGTATCCGACAAGATTGATAAACTCATCAAGAAATTCCAGAAAATCGACCAAGTGACCAACAGCATGAAATCTTCTGAACCACTGGCGTCCATGAAGGTATCGACCGCGCCATTGGATAAATTCGGGTCGGCCCTCTCCCAAATTAAGTCCAAAATGGAAGCCGTGGGCGCCGATCCCTCACTGGCCAAAGTGGAAACTCCGCCAACCGCTCCAGTAGAGAAATTCGAAGACACCTTGAAGAAAGCCGGGACCACCATGGACTCGGTGGGCAACAATAAATCACTCTCCAAGGCCACGACCGGGATTTCGGCCGCTCCAGTTGAAAACCTCGCCGCCAAGATTGGGCGACTTGGTCCGGCCGGGGCCGCCGCCTCGTCCTCCATTTCTTCGGCGTTCTCTAAAATCAAGTCCACTGCGGCCGGTGTATTTGCGCCAATATCCGGGCAGGCCAGCCGGGCCAAAGCCGCTTTTGAATCGGTCAAGTCTGCCGGTATGGGCATTTGGGGCAAAATCTCGCCCGGGGCATCGAAGGTATTCACCCCGGTGATGTCTGGAGCGCAACGCGCGGTGTCTTCCTTTAGCTCTATGGCCTCATCGGGTATGAACGCATTCAATCGGGTCAAAGGGGCCGCGCAAAGCCTCGGAGGGTCCTTCAACTCAATACGGAATTCCGGGGGCAAAATCTTTAGTACCCTCGCCTCTGGTGGGCTCTCATTAATCCCGGGGTTCAACTCCATCAAATCTGCCGCGGGTTCGGCTTTGGGTTCTATCAAATCTGGGGCAGAATCTGCAGGCTCTGGGTTCGGCTCGATGACCAAATCAATCTTTGGGGCCCAACTGGCGATGTCCGCATTGTCCAAGGCCATGGGTCTGATTACTAGTCAGGCTGGGGCCGCCGTCACTCGTGTCGATTCTATCAACCTCGCCAAGAAGTCTATCACCACCCTGACCGGCTCGGCCAAGGAAGCTAGCAAAGTCATGGACGCCGTGACCGATAAGATTACTGGGACGCCTATCGCCCTCGACCAAGTTACTGGTGCCACCAAAGGGTTGGTTGCTTCTGGTATGGATATGAAGCAAATCCCCGATGTTATTCAGGCCATCGGTGATGCTTCCTTTGGTGTCGGCCAAGGTACTGAATCCATTGACCAGTTGTCCAACGCCTTCAAAGCTATGCAGGCTTCTGGGACGCTTCAACTAGAAGATTTGAACCGAGTAGTTGACGCCAACGTCCCGGCGATCAAGATTTTGGCTAACCAATACGGCAAATCGGTTCCAGAAATGAAGAAAGCTATCTCGGACGGCTCTATCAAATCCGAGGACGCCATCAAGAAATTAACCACCGGTATCGAAAAGGGTACCGATGGGGTGGCCGGCAAGACTGCCGCGCTGGCCGGTCAGATGGGCACTGCTTCAGATTCCATTCAAGGCGCATGGGGGTCCATTAAGACTTCCATCACCAAACTGTTGGCCAAGCCTATTGAAATGGCTTATCCACAGATCGTTGGTGCCTTGAAGAACATCAATGGCGGAATCAAGAATTTCACCGGCGACATGGAAAAGACTATCGACAAGGTGACGCCAATCGCCACAAAGATGGTCAAGGCTTACGGCCCTAAGATTATGGCACCGATATCGCAGTCCTTTAGAGGAGTAGTAAGCTCGGCGCGGGTGGCATTTGGTCAATTAGGCCCAATCCTCGCCATTCAGTCCAGTGGCTTCGCCCAATTTGGTCAGTCCCTGATCGGTATCTTTGGGCAACTGCCGAACCAATTGGGCTCAATTGCCAATGCTATTAATGCGTCGGTATCCGGAACGCTCATGAACATGATCTCGCCAATCTCGGGGGCATTCAGCTCGCTCTCCACTACTCTGGGCCCGGCAATTAATAGCGCGTTGACCGATATCACTAACGCATTTATTACCGCTCAACCGTTCTTCATGACGTTCGGCTCCTTGTTAGGGACGATATTCCAAGCTATCGCGGCGGCAATCCCACCGATCATTACTGCAGTGGGGACATTCGCCCAAGGTATCGGCACTTCATTCCAGACTATTGCTCCATATGTGACTAATTTGGCCACCGTGTTCTCCAACCTCGCCACTGCTATCGTCCCCGCTATTCAAGGGTTGGGTACAGCTATCGGGCAGGCGTTCACTATCGCTCAACCGTTCGTGGCCGCTTTCGCCTCGGCGTTCACGCAGGTAGTGGCTGCAATCGGACAAGCAATCCCAATAATCATTAACACCGTTTCGGCACTCATGCCGATCTTCGCCCAAATTGTCGCCGCAGTTTCTCCAGTGGTCGAGGCCATCGGGCATGCTCTATCGGTCGCCATCACTACCGTCGCTCAATTCATGGCTCAATATTGGCCAATGATTGCGCAGGTCATTCAACAGGCCGTGGCCATTATTGCCCCGGTCATCACGACCGTCATCAATGTGATTGCGGCTTTGATTCCTCCATTCGTGGCGGTGGTCGGATTCATCATCAGCATGTTCATTCCAGTTTGGAATGGCATTCGCCCGGTTCTGGCCGCGGCGGGTTCAGCGATTGTTGCAGTCGGCAAATTCATTATCGGCTTGATTAATGCGTCCAAGCCAGTGGGTACGGTCATCGGCAAGGCGTTCCAATTCATGGCTAAAGGTGTCGGCGCCGCTATCAGTATCGTCACCGCTCCAATCAAGTGGTTGCTCGGAGCGTTTGGCAAGATTATTGACCTCGCCTCTGGCGTCGGCTCTGCTATTGGTAAGGTCGGCAAATGGGTTGGCGGATTGTTCGGTGGCGGCGGTTCCGGTAAAGGCCACGCCAACGGGTTGGACCGCGTACCTTACGATGGATATCAAGCCACTCTGCATAAGGGCGAACGAGTGTTGACCCCAGAAGAGACCAAGAACCAAGACAATGGTGGCGGTCCAGCTGGCGGTCGACCTGTCGTGATAAATATGGGTGGTGTAACCGTCCAAAATGGTCAAGACCCTGAAGAAATTGCTCGCTACATCGCGAAACGCATCACTGAATTGACTTAATACCTGAAGGAGGTATGTTCAAATGTCCTTACAAGTATGGCTTGAGCACACCACCTCCGACAAATTTCGGCTTCCGGTAAACCCGGAGGCCGTTGCTGTATCCTATGGCTGGGACTGGTCAGCGACCTCGCTGGCAAATTTGTCCCAAATTAATGTCGGCGGCGGTAAAGAGCTCGCAAAAATAGAACTATCCGGATTCTTCCCTCGGGATTACATTCCCGGAATCTCTGAATATTCGGGCTACCCCGGCCCTCAAACCTTGCGGACCAAACTGCAAGAGTGGGCAAACAATCGATACACAATTAAGTTTATCTTAATCGGCGACTTCTCCATCACTATTAATACTACCATTACCTCGTTCGTGCCGAAAGAAAAGGCAGGCGCCCCGGGCGACATTTATTGGGACTTGAATCTGCTTGAATATCGCGCCCCGACCCTGCGACAAGTGCAAGTCAGCCAGCCAATAGTCAAGAAGCCAGTAGCTAGGAAACCAGTAGCGCCCCCGCCATCGCGCAAACCCGTCAGCAATAACAAAGCCCACACCTCGGGTGAATGGGTTTATGTAGTGAAACGCGGCGACAATTTATGGAACATTTGCCAGCGTTACTATCACAAGCCCACTCGGTGTTGGGACCTAGCGAAAAAGAACCATATTCGCAACCCGAACTTAATCTATCCGAACCAGCGTTTGACCATGTGGAGGAGATGATGAAATGGCCCTGACTATCTATTATTATGGCGGCGACAATCGAGGGGTTGAACTGACCCCGGTGGTATCTACCGTTAAATGGAGCGGCGAAGTGTCGCAAGTCTATCGCAAACTCGAAGTAGAATTTATTAACTCGGTCGATATGATGACCAAGCTGGCCGACCCAGAACTCGCCGGGCAGGTCGTAGCCTATGAAGATGGACAAGAATTCTTTCGAGGATTAATCACTAGTATCGATAAAAAGGCCGATGGCCGCTGGTCCTTCGTATGTAAGGACATTGCATGGTACACCACTAAAATTGAAGTGATTCGGATATTCCGCAACATGCGGGCCGACCAAATTATTAGAAATCTTTGCAACTCCTACGGGATTGACTGCGGGACGCTCGTCAATACTGGCTTCGTCATCGGGTCAATGGCCTTCCCGGACGGCGCTTCTATTCGGGATATCGCGGTGCAGGCGATCACCCTCACCACCTCGGCCAATAGACGCCGTTTTGCCTTTTTCTCTGATAAGGGGAAGATGGTTCTGGAGGAGCGCAAAAAGATGGTGACCAAATATAAGATTGAAGATGGCATTACAATCAGCGACGCTTCTCTCACTCAAAGCATTGATGACATGTACAACTCGGTCATCGTGACGGGGACCACCGGGGACGAGAAGAATAAACGAACCCTGACGGCGGCGCTCCGGTCCAACAATTCGGTGACCCGGTTCGGGCTCATGCAGAAAGTCGAGAAGAGCGATGGGGCTGACAACCTGACCCAAGCGCAAGTGAACGCCCAAGCGGGTAACCTCCTGCGGGAGAAGAACACCGTGCAAACTCAATACTCGGTAAACTCGGCTCTGGGCATCGTCACGGCTATCTCGGGAACTGCCATCTACTGCAACAACGCACTGACTGGGTTGGTCGGGGGTTACTACATCGTATCGGATTCGCATTCGTGGGACGACAAAGGCCACACGATGGATTTAACCATCAACACCACTGACGACTTGCCGAAAATGAAGTATCAACCACCAACAGATCAATAAGGAGGGAAACTAGATGGGATATGATCGAATTAACGACGGCGAAGGTTCTGGGGTTGCCCTCTTTGTGCAAGCCCTGAATAAACAAGCGCCCAAAGACATTCTACTGATGTATGGCAATATTCGCTCCACTTCGCCAATGTCAGTTAAATTAGATTCGGTGCCCGATCTGCTCTACTCGGCCGATATCGTGTTCCCTACTGATGTCACTCTGCGGGCCGGTGCTCGTATCGCCGCCCTCTCCGTGGACCACGGAGAGCACTGGGTGGGCCTTGGAGAATTCGGGAGCCCTACAATACCTGCCGAAATCGCAGACTTAAAGAGACGTATCTCCGCGGCCGAGGGGAATATACGTGTTCTGCAGGGTGACGTGGCCAATCTGAAATCCCGAGTGCAAACACTGGAAAATAATCAAGTCAGCCCCGGGGCCTTTGCCGCCTTGGGAGACCGAGTGAAGAAACTCGAAGACAAATGAGGTGATTAAATGCCACTCAAATTAGAAGACGTGATATCGAACCCGGATATCCTAGCCGGAAATGAACCGACCAAAGAAACTACTCGAATGCCCAATCTTACATGGGATTTCGATTTGGATAAGGGCGAATTTACTGGGGCCAAAATCTCGGGGATTCAGGCGTATGGACAAGCGATGCGCAAGGCTATCATGACCGAACGCGATACCTACGTAATTTACGATGAGTTTTACGGGTGTGAGCTCCATTTATTGATCGCTGACATTATCGGTACCCCAGAGTATAAAGAAGCGCAAGCCAAAGTCATGATCACCGAAACCGTAATGGACGACGATCGCACCCAAGCCGTCGGAGATATCACTTTGACTTCAATCTCCGACCAAATGCGCGGGACCGTGGACTTACAGTTGACCCCCGACTTTGACCAGTACGACAACAGCAACGAACTGGAGGTAACAATATGACCGATGAAATGTTGACCAAAGACTTTGAAGAACTATTGCTCGAACGCCTGAACACCCTGCGAGACTTGGAACCCGATTTGGACTTGCGGACCGGGTCCATCGGCTACGACTTCGCCGCGGTGGGGGCAGTGGCTGATGGCGGGGTCCTGATGTCCATGCAACAATACCGTAATGATGCCTTTGCCGACACTGCCTCCGGCCAATATCTGGATTTGCGGGTTGGCGAAGTCGGTATGACCCGCAACCCCGGGGCCAAGGCCACCGGTACCATTCAGGTGTCCGGGCTGGCCTCCACTGAAATCCCGGCGGGCTCGACCTTCGCGGATTCATCGGGGACCCTGATTTTCAAATCCACGCAAGCGGTGACCACTGATGATAGTGGGGTTGCCACTTTGCCGGTAGAAGCCGATGATTATGGCGAACGATACAATTTGCCGATGAACACTATTACCCAAGCCCTCGGGGACTTCATGAACGTACTTGAACCCGTGAATGCCGCCCCAACCGCTGGAGGCTTGGACCGCGAAGACGATGCGGCTCTGCTGGCTCGATATGAAGACCGCCTGACCAATCCGCCGGTGTCAGGCAACGCCTCCCAAATTCGACAATGGGCAATGTCTATTAACGGGGTCGGGGGCGCCAAAATTGTCCGCTTATGGAATGGACCCGGCACGGTCAAAGTTATCTTGATGACCTCGGCTCACACAGTACCAAATAGCGAACTGCTGACGACTGTGCAGAACTATTTGAATGATGAAGAGCGTATCCCGATCGGTTGCACCATCACTGTGGTCCCAGCGATCGCCAAACAATTTAACATCACGGCCAATGTCCAACTACGCCCGGGATACACTATCGAACAAGCACAGCAAGAATATCGAGATGTCATGGTTGGTTATCTGCGCTCTATCGACATGCAGACCACTCAAGTCCAATACACCCGCTTCATGTATGGTTTTATGGACCTCAAATCGGTGTTCAACTTCTCTAATTTGCTAGTCAATGGCGGGACCCAAGACACCGAAATGACCGATGAACAAATCTGTGCCCTCGAAGAGGTGAAATTCAATGCTATTTAAAGCTTATGCAACCTCGCTGAATGGCGAGGGGTTCACCCTGACTGACCCCGACAACAATATGCCTTATATCGGCTACGCCGGGTTTGAAACTACTCGACCCTCGGATTTTGTCTGGTACGCGCGGCAATTCATTCAGCCGACCAATGTTGATGAGATCGGAAACATCTTGCACCACCCTCCACATTATTATATGTCCCGAATCCCAAAATACTACCGGCTGTCTAACGTTGCCAATGCCCTCCTGCACATGGAGGGCGATGCCCATGATAATTTTGAGGCGATGGCCAAAGATATTATCGATAACTCGTTCGTCGACACTGCAACATGGGGCTTGGACATTATGGAGGCTCTTTGCGGTATCACCACCAACCCAAGTAAACCATTAGAAGATCGCCGCGCGGTTCTGCGCACCCGATACATCGGCAATACCACCGGGACCAAGAAATACCTGCAATTGGTCGCTACGCGGTTCGTCAACGGTGAAATAACGGTGGAGAACGTCCCCGATGAGTACACATTGAACATTCAATTCGTATCAACTAAGGGGGTTCCGCGGAATCTCAATGATATCAAGCAAGCCTTAGATAATGCCGCCCCGGCTCACTACAAAGTCAATTTTAAATTTCTTTACCTGACTTGGGGCGAATTGAGTGAGCAAAATTATTCTTGGGATACGTGGTCGAGCTTTAATCTTGAATGGCAACAAGTCAGTCGAATCTAATAGGAGGCACATATATGAAACTCTCACCAAAATTGAACCTGCCGATCCCCGAGGGTTCGGATATTCATAACCTTACGAACTTCGTCGCTTTATTGAATGCTATTGACAACAACGCCGCGTCATTGGGGGCGATGAACGACCATGTCAACAACAAGAACAACCCCCACGCGGTGACCAAAACACAAGTTGGGTTGGGCCAAGTCAACAACGTCCCGCAATATTCAAAGATCGAAGTTGATTCCAAGCTTTCCGACCTTTCCAAATTAACCCAATTGCCAGCGAACTCGGTTCCGTCGACAGGTACCCCGGCTTCTTTCCCTATTGGGATTACCGCGATGACTGTGACCTCCGGTGATTATCCCGAGGTCACCACGAACTCGCCCGGTACGCTCATGACGGTCCGAGGATCAAATGACCGGGGGACGTACCAACTGCTTAGTGGCAACGGGACACCCCAGCAACGCGCCTATGATGGAGCCGCTTGGAGCGATTGGTCCACTGTTGCCACCACCGCTTCTAATGTCGCTTCTGCCTCCAAATTAGCCAATGCCCGCAAGATTGGTGGAGTTAATTTCGATGGCACTTCTGATGTCACTCTGCCGGGGGTCAACGCCCCGGGCAACCAATCGACCAGCGGCAAGGCGGCCACCGCGGGAAGAGCCGACGAAGCGACCCACGCCGACAATGCTACTTCTGCAAACAAATTGACTACCGCTCGCAAAATTGGTGGGGTTAATTTCGATGGCACTTCTGATGTCACTCTGCCGGGTGTTAATACCGCCGGTAATCAAGACACATCTGGTCGGGCCGCCACAGCCGGTACAGCCGAATCAGTATCTGACCCAACCGTTGTTCATACAGGAAGCTCACCAACTTTCTATAATGTAATAAACACCGGGAGTACTTATACCCCAAATATTGAGTTATCTAGCAAAACTCCGTTTATTGATTTTCATTTCAACGATTCTACCGATGACTTCACATCACGAATTATCGAAAGCAATGAGGGTGTCCTCTCTGTTGCCAAAAAAGATAGTGTACCGGGGACACTCCAAGCCGGTACTTTCGAAGGCAATTTGCACGGTAATGCCGATACAGCTACGAAATTGACGCTAAAACCCAACCTTGCAGATGGCACAGACCTCGATACTATTCAAACCACTGGTTTATATCCATGGGGAGGTGTAACTCTCAAAAATGGTCCATTTGCATATGTGTCGTGGGGATACATGTCTGTAATTGACATAGGTGGGGGAGTCATGCAGACGTTTTACCCTACTGAGTCAAACCAAATTTATCACCGGGTGATGGCGGGTAACCCGGCGGGATGGCGTGCTTGGCAGAAGGTCATTTTTGATGGTGACAAGATTGCCAATGCATCTCATGCAGACACGGCCGACCAAGTATCTGACCCAACTGTTGTTCATACAGAAAGCTCACCGACTTTCCACGATGTAATAAGCTCCGGGGCCGTTTCAACTAATGCCATTGAGATATCTAGCAAAACTCCGTTTATTGATTTCCATTTTGACCATTCTACCGACGATTTCACATCACGAATTGCCGAATATGCCCCGGGTATCATCTCTGTTTTAAAAGGAGGTGAAACGCCAGCAACGCTTCGGGCTGGTACTTTCCAAGGCTATTTAGATGGCAAGGCCACATCGGCAGGTAATGCCGACACGGCTACAAAGCTCCAGACTGCTCGCAGTATCAACGGCGTCGGCTTTGATGGTTCCTCGGATATCATGGTTAACCCGGTTGTCCGGTTCATTGATCAGGGTACCGACTTGTTTACATTGCCGAATGGATTTTATTGTTGTGGTGGTGTTGCGCTACCAAATGCGCCAGCAGGCGTTGGGACTTGGTTTGTTGTCGAGGTTGTACAGAACTCATCAAACGGCTTTATGCGTTTAATCGACAATAACGGTTCATCATTTTGGACAACAAAAACAGATTCAAAGTGGCAGAATTGGCATCGAGATGCCGACGATAGTACAGTGGTTCATAATTCAGGCGCGGAAACTATCTTTGGGACCAAGAACTTCCACGATGTATTGACGGCATCGGCTGGAGTTAAAGGGGACGTCAATGGTTCATTGCACGGTAATGCCGACACGGCAACCCATGCCAACAGTGCCACAACTGCAGAACATTTGTTGAATGCCCAATTGCGGGAACTCACCGACGCCGACCGTGGAAACGACGCCGCCAATATTAACGTATTGACGGGCACACTTAAGCGAACCGGCAATATCGTCGCTTTTTACGCTAATTTCCAAGTGAAGGATGCCCCAACTGTTTCTTACTCGATGTTAAATGCGGTTAAAATCCCAGTCGGTTATCGGTCCTCGGCTTCCGCTATGCCAATCAACATTCAACAAGACACCTCCAACGGGAATGATCAGGCAATAGTCGCCGGTGATGCCGTCCTGATTCAAACCCATGGCGCCAATGGTTTGACTTTTATCGGTGGTATGTGGATTACCGCGGACGACATGCCATAATATTTTATGCCACTGACAACAATTATATAGGTCATAACCGCTTCATAGAAAGGGGCATTAATTGTGGTACTAGTAAAACTGATTCTAGATGAGGACGGAGTAAAGGTCCTTAATCATGCTTGGGCGAACCCGGACGGAAACCATAAGCCAGGCGACCTCGATGGCAATGGCTATACCTATTTCGACGTGTCGAATGAGGTTGACGACCCACGAACGCAAAGTATCGACGTGCCGGACGGCTTTACTAAGCTGATTGACGGCAAGCTAGTGGTGGACGCGGATTACACGCCGCCCAAGCTACCGGTGTTTACCTACCGACCGACCGAACAGGACCAAGTTAACGCAGAGCTATTAAAGACAACGGCTCAATTACAACTCGACAACGCGGCCTTGCTCAAAGCGATCGCGACAATCAAGACAGGAGGTGAGAGCTAATGGGAGATCTGGTTATTCGCTACTTCAAGCTGGGCATTTACAAGACGGCCGACTTGTCGCTATTTGTTTCTGCTGGATATATCACACAGGCGCAGGCCGACAGCCTAATTGAATCCGAGGTGAAGTAAATTGCCACCACACGGATTATTTGGGCTTTCATGGGACGAAATCGCGGCCATTGTTGCTATTCTGACCGCAGTTTATGCCGGGCTTAGGCTTTTATTAAGCAATTTTAAGAACACAATTATGGAGCCGCTTAGCCACCAAATGCAACAACTATCGGACGCAATCAACGATCTATCGAAGAACTCCGCCAATGAACACAAAATGTTCGACAAGCGGCTGGATAGCCACGACATCAAGTTGACCAAGCACGACACGGAAATTGGTACCCTGTATGATGAAGTTGGCTTGAAAAGGAGAAACAGAAATGAAAATTAACTGGCAAGTACGATTCAAGAATCCCGTATTTTGGGCCCAAGTAGCACTGTCGGTCCTCGTCCCGGTCCTCGCATATTTCGGTATCGAGGCCAAAGATTTAACCACGTGGGCGGCGCTGTTCTCGCTCATTGCTCGGGCTTTCGCCAATCCGTATGTGGTAGTTATGATGGTAATTTCGCTCTGGAATGCCGTCAATGACCCAACCACCAACAGCGTATCGGATTCGGCCCTCGCGCTCACATATAGCAAACCAAAGGAGGACAAATAAATGGTATTATACGACCGATCATACAGCTTACCCGCAAACGCGGGTTCCTCATCGCGCACAAGCAATAATTATTTAATCGCCCATGACACCGGCAACGACAAAAACCAAGGTGCCAACTCGGCCAAGAATGAAGCGGCCTATATGCAACGCAACTGGGCCGACGTCTATACCCACGCGATCGCTGGTTGGGACCGTGTTTTCCTTGTTGGCGAACCGGGCTACGTGGCATATGGTGCTGGTGCAGTAGCCAACAGCCGCTCACCGTTCCAAATCGAGTTGGCTCACTATTCGGATTCTAAACTCGCCATTTCGGCCTATCGGAATTACATCGGAGCAATCCGCGAATACGCCAAAAAATTTGGTATCCCGCTGACGCTCGACGGGGCGGGCAATGGCGTCAAGTCCCACAAGTGGGTATCCGACAATATTTGGGGCGACCATCAGGACCCATATGGCTATCTGGCCCGTATTGGTATTTCCAAAGCCCAATTCGCCGCGGATATCGCCCACGGTGTCGGGAGCAACGCACAACCATCAACCCCGGCGTCCACCCCAGCCCCGGCGCCTGCTCGACCAGCCGCCAAGAAAGTTGTGGTGCCAACAGTCACTTATGAACTCCACCAAAAGGGCGCAGGTTGGCTCGGTGCGGTCCGTAACTTTGGTTCTGGTTCGGACGGCTTTGCTGGCTACCCGGGTCATCAGCACGACGCTTTGATGGCCAAAGTGGACCATGGTTCAATCAAATATCGCGTTCATATCTTGGGCGGCGGTTGGCTTCCATTCGTCACTGGCGCCAACCACAACGACCCGAACAACGGCTATGCCGGCATGCTTGGGAAAGCCATTGACGGCGTGGAAATTTATTACATCACACCAGCGGGCGAAGTACCACTGCAAGCTTGGTATCGGACTCAAACGGTCGCTCGAACCGGCTATTTGGGGGTTGTCTGCGACGACGGTAAATCAATCCCGGGTTATACCGACAGCTACGCCGGCATTTTCGGCGAAGCAACGGACCGCTTACAAATTAAAATCGGCCCAGCCAATCCATTCTAACACAAGAGGAGGATAACAACATGGCAACAACTAAACCAACTGCACCGGAGGCCACAGAAGGTATCTCGGAGGCCACAGAAACCCTGACCCCCACTGAAACACCTACCCCAGCTCCAAAGGCAACGGAGACCCCAGAGAAAGCCACGGAGACCCAAGAGCCAGCCCCAACGACTCCTCGGCAGGCTGTCTACCACGTTTATGCGATCTCCACCAAGTCCAAAGAAGAAGCCGATGTTTTGGCCGATCGGTTGGCCCGCGTGGCTAAGATTGCGATCATCGAAGACGGTGATATTCATCGGGTCCAATTCTTCCCGCCAACAACGTCGCGCAGTTTGGCAACCCAACGGCTGGATACGTTGAGGAAATACGGTGTCCACACTGGCCACTTCATTCTAATGTAGGACACAAAGAAAGCCTCGGGGCAACCCGGGGCTTTTTGCTTGTTTAGGCTTCTTGGACGTCTTTGATTAATTTGGCTTTGAGCTCGGGGTCGGAATCCAATACCGATTGGAAGGCCACCGCTCCTTGTCCCTTAGCCAGAATTTCGCCGGTTTCTTTGTCGGCGTACGTATAGGTGGACCCGCGCAGGCTGACCACCCCGAGGGCTTTAGCCGCGGCGATGGTATCTTCCCAAATGTCGAACCCAACCGGGTGATAGTCCTTGGACCCGGGTTCGCCTAGCGCCTCGTAGTAGAATTTCACCTCGGTGGCCTTATACGGGGCTGATAGTTTATTCTTATTCACTGATATCTTCATAATGTGCCCGACCACCCGAGAGCCCGATTTAATCTGGCCAGCCCGGGCGACCCGCATGCGATAACTGGCGGAGAATTTGAGGGCCCGACCGCCCGGGGTAGTCTCGGGCGACCCGTATTGCACCGCGGGCTTCTCGCGGATTTGATTGATAAAAATGACAATCGTACGGGACTTGTAGATTTGGGCAGTAAGCTTACGCATGGCGGTGGACATCATGTTGGCGATTTGGGCGATCTGCCTATTACCGTAGTCCGCCTGTTCTTCGGCCTCCGACAGCAATCCAGCCACCGAGTCCAGTATTACATAATCGAACAGACCGGACTCGACCATCATTTGGATTTCGCTCAATGCCTGATCGCCCGATGACGGTTGGGAGATGTAAAATTTGGAATCCGCGCCCACATTCACCCCGAGTTGGTGGGCGAAATCCGGGGAAAAGGTGTGCTCGACGTCCACGAATCCAATCCGTCCCGATACTGGTTTGGGCTTGGTATCGGGTGGATTCCCAATGATCTGTGGGTCCTGTCCGGCCATTCGCTGGGCTTGGGCGACGATGAACGACACCAAGGCGGTCTTCCCGGCCGATTCGGGCCCGTAAATCTCTACGATGCGCCCCCGGGCCAGACCGCGATTCCCAAGTACCACATCGAGTGATGGGATACCGGTCGGTAGGGTCTGCAAGTCCAATTCGCGGGCTTCGCCGATCTCCATGATGGCATCTTGCCCGTATTGCTTGGCGACTTGCTTTTTAAATTCTTCAATATTCATAAATGCCTCCTAATAAAAAGGCCCGCACGAGGCGGGCCGGGTTGGGTCGATTACTGCTTGATGGCCGCCAATAAATTGGTGAGCTCTTCGTTGGTGAATTCGGCCAAATTGGTCTTCTGGCCGCCTGATGCTTGTTGCATTACCGCAATAATCTTCGTGAAGTCCTTATATTTGGGGTCGTTCTCGAAGATATTAGAGATTTCCGCCATGATGGCTTGTTGTCCGCCTGCCGGGGCTGGTTGGACTGGAGCCGCTGGGGCCACCTGTGGAGCTGGGGCTGGTTGGACCGGAGCTTGTGGCGCGGGAGCCGGGGCGCCATTATCTAACCATGCTGGTTGAGCTGGAGATACCGGTGCCGCTGGGGCCTGTTGGTATTGCGGTTGGACTGGCGCTTGTGGTTGAGCTGGCGCTTGTGGTTGAACCGGGGCAACTGGAGCTTGGTATTGGTTTGCTACTGGTGGGGCTTGTTGATATTGGGGTTGGACTGGCGCCGCTGGGGTTTGGTATTGCGGTTGGACCGGAGTATATCCCGGAGCCACTCCTTGGGGTGTTCCTTGCGTTTGAGCATTCTGTGGGGCTGTTTGGGCCTGTCCGGCTTTCGGGTCCACGAAATCCACTTCTGTGACCGCCGGGCAGATACCAGTGACGTCGTAGGAAGTACCCATGATCTGATTAGATACTACGCGGGCCGCCTGTTGCACTGTCGGGTTGTCTACCCCAGCCAAGAAGTCCAAATAACTGGAATCCGCGGCAAGCACGTCGGCAATGGTCTGATCGCGGAATTTGCCAAATGGTACCTTGATTTGGGTTGCTTGGTCGTAAGCTAGTGGGCGCGGAGTGAACAATTGTTCTGGGTGTACGAACCCGAGGCGCTTCAGGGCGGCCAGCGTACCTTCATAGGTACTTGGGCGATATCGGGTGGCTAAGTCTGGGGCCGGCAGGGATTCCGGGTTGAATGGTAGTGGAGCCGGTGGCAAATAGATAACCCCATACTTGGTCCCGAGACCAGAGCCGGACTTGGACAACATCAGATCGGAGGCAAGCACATCGATACCCATGTCGCGGAATTTCTTAATTTCTTTCCAGATTTGATTCCCGGCTTCGAGGATTTTGATGGACGAGGTCGAGTAGTCATAGACCAAACCAACGTGGATATAGCGCAGGCGGAACGCCTGTCGATTCTGGCCGAAGAAGTCTTCGCCCTCTGGAGCGATAAACGTGGCGTAGCCATCGGTCGGGGTATCAATACCATAGGAGCGATAGGAATCGGGTTCGCCCGGGGTCTTGCCCCCGGTCAATAATAGGCGGATTTTGGTTTGCGCCCCGATAGTCAGCAAGTCGTCCGACCCGGTTGATGATGATGGTTTTGCGTCAATTTCATTCCAACTCATTTTACAATTCCTCCGTTTTGCCGGTCACGCCATATCGGCGATTTTCCAGTTTCTTATAAGCGTCTAGATAAATTTCTGCCTTGTCGCCGTTGTAAGTCACTTCGTAGTACATGCCATCCGGCAGGGTCGTGCTTAATAGGGCCTTATTGTTCTGCAGGGTCTTATTCAACCACACCGGGTAAACCTTGAAATCTGGGACGGGGTCGGTCTTGTCCAAATGCTCCTTGACATAAGACCAGACCAGACGGCTGGCCCAATCTAAAAATTTGTAGTTGTCCATGGTGGTTTCCTCCATGCTGGTTTCCTCCTTTGTTTTCTTATCGTTCTTCAATGTCGCTTGAGGATAATTTGTCGGCCCGTGCTTCGAATTTGGCGCGTTGGTCGGGGTTCATCAGGTCAACCATAGCGGAATCCTTGGCGCCGGTCCCGACTGTGGAGACTGGGACACCTGCGACTGCTTCGACTTGTACGATGAAGCGGATTGTGTCATCAGAAAGGCCGTCCACATCACTAGCGTTCTTGTTGGAGTAGCTAATGTAGTCCGCGAAGTTTAAGGCGATGTCGGTGGTCCCGGTGATCGTGACCATATCAGCCAATTCGGTCCAGTTGGGTTCAAATACCCGGCGGAGTTTCTTGGTGACGGTCGTCAATTCTTTAATTTCTTCGCGTGGATAGCCCGAGCGCTTGGCTACTTCTTCCCAAGTGATCTCTTTGGACGGATATGTGCCGGAGGTGCCGACTTGCACGCCGTTTTCGATTTGATTGCCGACCCGGATAGGATATGGACGAATTACGGCCGTGATACGAGTGACGCGCTGTGGGGCAATCCCAGCGTCGGCGATCGCTTGGGCCGGGGTGGTCTGGCGGCTGGTGCAATATGGATACGAGTAGCCGTGGTTCACATCGAGGTCGTATCCTTGTGGGCATTCTACCAACACGTGGTTCAGGTTGTCGCCCTTCAAGACCGCGTTAACTGCCCAATCCACGCGCTGGGTGATGATAGATTCCACGACTTCTTTGGCGACCTCTACTTGGGATTCTGGCAGGTCTTTGATGAGGTCGTCCCAAAGGGCTTGAGCGTTGACTTGGGTCGGGGTTGGGTTGTCTGCTACTGGTTCGTCTACCACTGCGGCCACGAAATCGCGCCACAATACGACATCTTTGGCCCGGCGGACCTTATCGGCCAACGCCTCACCACAACCCTTTTGGGTGGAGCTGATATAACCCATGTTGGCTTGTTCGGCGTCGTGGTGTTTCGGCAGAACGATGACCGCCCGAGGATCGATGACAAGGCGGACCGGGTCCACATTGAATTTATAAATTTCATTGAACAACAAATGCAGATCGATGGCTGAACCGGCGGAAATCATCAACATGGTATTGGGGTTGATTACGGCTTGGGGGATCGATTGGACCATGGTTGCATGTCCCTGATCGTCGACGTAGGTATGGCCTGCGTTCGGCATGAAGTTGGATACCGCCGCCGCGTATTGTTTGCGCATTGCGTAATAACCCACCGTCTTGCCCTTAGCTTCTGAACCTGCTTGCCCGCCGAAAATTACATGTACTTCTGGTTTTGTCATGATTAATTACTCTCCTTTGATTTTGTGGCGGCTTCTTTAGCCACCTTCATTTTCTTTTTCGTCACTGATGCCGACTTGTAACTAATATCGGCCCCGGCTTGGATTTGAGAATAGATCGGGGACGGCAACAATTTGGCCAAACGTCCATTCGTGAACGAGGCGAGCTCTGGGATTAAGTTGGATTGTCCTAGCATGGCGAGCTTGGCCATGACCTTCTGCGAATCATATGAATAAGTCCGGGCCGCGTTCATTGAATAGACATAGCCATCAACTTCCAGCGAGCCCTCGGCTTGAGCGACGAACGACTTCAAGGCGGAATCCAATTCATCTTTGCGGACTTTGCAAGTCTTTAGGGTCGCATTGATGAGCTCCAAATCCTTAATGACATCGGCGGCGGTACCATGTTCGCCCTCCGGATTGTACAGTTGCTGGATTCGGCCGTGGAGCATGTTGTTGTATTCAGGGTTCTCGTCCCGGATTGCGGCAAAGGCCGAGTATCGGGTCGGGCGAAAATCCCGATCGGCGCCAGACAACATCTTCTTCCACAGCATCGACATGTAAACCCGGAAATCCTCCAACTCCTGATCGCTGAACTGAATGCTCTGGGCGTACCCGAGGCGGAGCATTTCATAAGAGCACACCACGTTCTTGAATGGCCCTAGCTGGTCGTGCAATTGCGATACCGCCAGCGTATACATTTTGAATTGATTGGAGTTTGCCATATCCACCGCGGAGAACGGCATGAAATTCGTCTTATAATCCACGATTTTAATGGTGTCCTCGTCAATTCGGTCAATCCGATCGATAGTGCCCGATACTGGAGTACCAAATGCCTCGGCCTCAATTTTGAACTCAAATTCAACTGCCAACACCTGTGGAACTCCGCGCTCGATCACCCGGGACAGGTATTCATGAATGTGGCCGAGGAATTCGCTGAACCATTCTTCGTCAGCCCAGCCGTATTTGGCCCACCAGCTACTTAAGCACTGCTTCACGAATTCCGGCAGGGCCAACGCCTGCTCGTGCCAATGAATGATCGTCTTGTCGGGTTCAGCCGTGTTCGGTTCAATTCGGCCCTCTTTAGCGGCAGTAAAGAAGTCTTCCATCACGCCGTGGACCGAGGTCCCGGTACTGGTGAAGATCGTGGATTCGTTGTGCCCGTTCTCATATTGTGCATAGAACGTGCCGGGGTCCATTTCATAGGTCTTCATCATTGACTGGCGCAGGTAGGGCGACGCGGGCTTGAACGGGACGACTTTGGACTTGCGGCCGGCCCGGTTCTCTCGCATTGAGCCCCCGACTTTCACCGGCGCTTCTGGTTCGGGTTCTGGAGCGGGGGCGGCTTCTGGTTCGGGCGCTGGGGTGATCGGGGCCTTGGCCGCTTCTTCTAGTTTCTTGTGCAGGGCGTCAAATTCTTTTTCGTTGGCGATTTCCGTCATTTGGCTGACCGGATACGGGAGGCCCTGTGGGTCGTGCGGTACTTGTACAAACAATTCATTGGTCTTCTGATTCCACCAGTACCGGGTAGCGCCCTCTTCTGGGTTCGGGTTCGGTTCGGTTAATGCGGCGGGTTCTGTATCGCGGGAGGCCCCGCCGCCGTCGAAATTGATACCCGTGCCATTGCCGTCGATTGGTCGATATCCGTGTTTCAGTGTTTTGATAAGAATTGTCTTCTCGGTGTTGTCGTCGAGTGAAGTCAGGATTGCGGATTCCGCTGTCTTGGCCTGCCGGACCGCATATCGCTTCTTGCTCCGCTTGTTCTCCCAAATAAATTCTTCGTTCATTTACTTGCTTCCTCCTTTTTAGCCTCGTCATCGGCACTTAAGCAGTAGGTGACGAATTTCCTAAGTGGCATGGTCACATATGAGTAGTCCAGTGCCTCGGCAAACTTGCGGCGGGCTGTGGTGATTTCGATGATACCCGGGTTAGGTTCGGCCTCGGGTAGAATATCTACCACCATTCGGCCGGTTTTGGTCCGCAGGGCGATCGGAAACTGCAGAGCCTCGTAGTTATTGGACAACTGAAAATTGCGTTCGGCCCCGACTTCTTTGGCTACCCAATCCAGCACTGCCGGATAATTGGCCTCACCGTAGGCCACCTCGGCATCATCACCCTCGCCCCGAATCAGCAGGGCGGTACGCTTGGCGGCGTCCAATGAACCAAAGTAGGCTTCATAGGTCCGGGGTACCGGGGTACGCCCGCCCTGCCTCATTGAACGACTGCTCAAATTGGCGGTGGCCTCTAAGGTGGCTTCAATTAACATTCCAATCAACTGCGGTTTTGCATATCTCGATGTATTTGGTTGCATTATTTATTCCTCCTTATGCATACATTTATATCGTCCGCCATCATCTGCGGAAATAATGGGAAACCCCACCTATTCGGCAGGGTTCTTTTGGGCTTTTGCGGCTTTAGTAGCTAGGCGACGTTTGGCGGCCCGGAATTTCTTTTGGCAACTCTCGCATCGGGTTGTCTGGAATTGATCTTGGACTTTGATTTTCCGTTCGGCTCCGCAGTCCACGCAATGAATGGTTGTGAGCTTGCTGTCGCCTCTCGTCATCAAGTCCCGCTTGAGCCGGTGGGTCGCGGGGATCGGTAGCAAAGCATCGAGCATTTCTTCAGTCAGGATTGAAGGCCGTTCTTGGCCAGCCTCTGCAGGGGCTTCGGTGGCCGGTTCCTCCGCGGCCTGTTCATCTTCCCAATGGGCTTCTTGTTCTTCTTCTTCCTTTTCAACTTCGGCTTGATATTCGGGGTTGTCTTCCATAAACTTGGTGGTGGAAACCGCCTCGCCGTGGGTTGCTTGGTATTCCATTTGTTCGATGTAGTCCGCCATGCTGATGCGGATTTTGTGGCCCCGGTTGAGGTCGAGCGCCCAGCCCCGGTTGAATGATTCGGATTGAATGATGTAGGATTCCCGTTGTGATTTGTCGAATTTAGTAGCCATGATTTGTTTCCTCCTATTTGATTGTCCTTCGTGCTTCCATATTTTTATTATACCATACCCGGTGCTCTTTGTCAATATCCCTGTGTTACAGTTTTATTACAAATTTTTATCGATCTCGAACCCAAGGCATATAAATATGGAAACCCATATTCGGAACCCATATTCGGAACCCGGGTTCGATAGGTATCGAGTGAGTCCGGGGGTGACATTGGGTTCGGAGGGGATTGACAAGGGTTCGACATCTGTGGTATTATGGGTTCGACGGGAATGGTGCAGAATTTCCGTTGATGGACGGTGGCCACACGACGGGTTCGGTTGGCCTGTTACAGGCCGTAACAAAACTGTAACAAACTTGTAACGGCCGACAATTATGTGATACCGGGCTAGAAGAACGACAAGAGGGAGTAACCCGTCGGGGAATATATAGGGGTTATTGTAAGGTGTACAACTCGCCATTGGTTCATTGGTTCCGTTAGAATTTATTGGTTCATTGGAACTCATAGGAGGATTATTCATTCATGAAGAAACAGAAACAATTCATTGCTTGCGACCGTCGGGGTCCTAATGGTTCCATTGATACGATCATTAATCAGACTGTGGAGGACGCCGCGGAACAAATGCATGTAACCCGGGCCGCTATTAGCAAATCGCTCCGCCTCGGTAAGTGGGTGGCCGGCGGGGCCTTGCGTTTCTATTGGACGACCACGCGCCCCGCGTTCATGCTCCCGCGTGACTGGCCGCTTGTTGCAGAGTTTCATGTCGGTAGCCGATCGGCCCGAATCATCTATCCGACCACCCGCGCATTTATTAATACATGGCAGTGTCCGCTCTACTCTCTGCAAGAAGCCATGGAGGCCGGGCGCGAATACGCATTGGGTCGCAACCTAAGCGTGGCGGTATCAGCCCACCCCGTATTAGAAGAGCCGTCATTGGAGGACGCCGCGGAGCAGGTCCTTGCGTTTATCTGCATGTTGGGGTGCACGCGCCGTGATGGCGTACTATTGACAGACTTGTACAAGTATGGTATAATAGTATCAGGGTATTGGGGCCGGGATCCGCGCCTCAATTTACTCGCCCGCCAAAGGAGAGTCGTCGCAGACGATAGGCGGTTGATGGTAAAACTCGGATAAGAGAAGAAGAGGAGAATTGCAATGCGCAAGACTAAGGACGAGGAAAATTTGATGGTTCGGCGGGCTAAATTAGGGGACCCCGAGGCAGTGGACATCTTACTAGAATATCTGAAATTGGAGAAAGCCCCGGCGGTGTACCGAGTGGTGGCGGCGCACAGCAACATGTATGATCGGGATTTCGATGACTTCATGCAGGAATTTCTAATCGGCGCCTATGATGGACTTAAGACCGTGAACGTCGACCAATCTCCTATGGGCTGGGTTGTCCAAAAGGGACTCTGGCGGGCCAAGGACTACTTGCGATCTGGTTATCGCCGTTTGATTTTCCAATATTGCGACGTCTGCCATCGCCGGACCCAAGTGGCGAACAAGAACCGCGAACCATATTGCCCACATTGCGGGAACCAAGATGCGGCGACCCTACATCGTAATAGTACCTATACCCCAATCGATATGACCGCCCCCGATTCCGTCGGCTCCATGCTAGAAGACGGGTCCAACCTAATCGGGGCATTGGAGACCCAAACCATCATGCTGGAATTCTTGGCCCGCCTATCTGGCCGGACTTTGGACGTTGCCCGTGCCATTCTATTGGACGGGATTGACCGGGATTCATCGCAGAACTACCAGCGAGAAGTAGCCGAGAACCTCGGCATTTCCCAGTCTAATGTCAACCTCCGCTTGCGGCAGGTCCGCCGGGCCCTGAATGAATTTCTCGATGAACGGGAGGCGGATTGATATGCAAACCAAGCTCAAACCCTGCGCCATCTGCGGTGATATGGTCGAGGTATCCAAATTCTTGGCCGCCGCCAAGGTTCGCTGTGCCAAACATCACGGAATGGCCCTCGGAGGCTCTCCCTTGGATTCTGTCCCCGAAACCCCCAAAAATACCCCAGAGCCTCTAGAAGCCAAGGAAAATACCAAGGAAAGCCACCGGGATACCAGCCCGGGCATCAACAGGGCTCTGGAGAAGCTGGCCTGCCCCTATGGACACGGACCGATGGCGATCCGTTCGGTCATGCACGATGCCCGCTGGGGCGACAAGATCACCATGCAATGCGACAAATGCTGGTTCGTGGCCGAAATTATGGACAAGTGCTCGAACCGCGGCCCCGTTGGGATTTCGCCGGACGGGGTGGACATGGTAGCCCTGACCGCCGCCAACCGTCTGCGGCACAATATTGTTTCGGCGCTGGCGGGCGACGATACTGAAGTAGACAAATAAAGGAGGATTTATTTATGCTATTGTATCTTGGAGGACCAATCGATTTATCAAGCAAGGCACAGCGCGACGACCGTGCCCATTGGGTAAAAGAATTGGGGGCCGCTGGGCTCTCGGTGTACGACCCGGCCGCAGCATTCAAGCTCCACACCTTCTCTAATCAATACCCAAGCGACGGCCGGACCTTTGAGGCTATCCGCGCCATCAACAATCGGGCCATGTTCCTGTCGGATATTGTGCTGTTTCTTCTCCCGTCAGATACGCTCTCGGTGGGGTCGGTCGCTGAATTGGTCGATTATTCGCATTATGACCGCGAAAATGCGGACTTCACTCCGTCGGTGGTCGTCTATATGCCATTAGTGCGCGACGTTCAGTCTATTCCAATCTATTTGCGGTCAATCCTCAAGGTCGGCTCAACCGTTGCTCAAGATGGTGATGCGATTATATGCGGCGACAATAAAGCGGCCGTGATTGAGTATGTGACCAAGTTGGTCCACGGCTATCATGAACAAGAGGGAGAATATGTAGATGACGACGAAAATAAAGGCGGCGGACAAATCCTTGTTGCAAAGACGCAACGGAAACAACAGGTCGCGCGGCAAGGCATTAGAGAAGAAAGCGGCCGATTATTTGCAGATGTTCCGCGTACCGTACAGCGGCACTAATGACACGTTTGGGTGGGGTGATCTGCGAGATGCAGAAGACCGCGCCCTTTCGCGTTATTTAGGCGAGTGTAAATCCATCACCCCAAGGTCGGCCAAGGAAATCAATTATTCGATCAAAGAAGAATGGTTGACCGGCAAGAATGGCATTCTAGGCAAGGCACGGCGGGCCCAGCAGATTCCGTTTCTGGTGTTCTCCAAGGTTCGCTCGTCCAACATTTACGCGATCACTCCAGTGGTGTACTTGCGCATGTTTATGCGGGCGCTGGATATATTATTTCTCTCGGGGCTTATCGACGATACAAAAAATGAAGCGGCAACGGTGGAGGCCGTGGATAAATTGTACTTCGATTTGAAGGCTCAAGAGGAGGCGAAACGAAATGGCACAACTAAGCGTGACTGATGTAGCTACCCTGCCGGTGGGCGAGTTTCTACAGCGGGTTTATTCCGAGCTCATGGTGGACATTCCGGAGGTGGTGGACCCCCGGGATTATTCAACGACCTCGGACTTATTGCTGAAACTGCCAAATCGCTACGCATTTGTGATTGAGCTTTTGGGTCATTCTCGCTATTTGGTGCGCACCTTCAAGCGAGAAAAGAACCAAAGAGCGTATGAAGATATGATGGATAAGCGCGATGGACTGGCGGACGCCGCCTCGGCCATCAAACTCCAGTATCAAGCTGTATCGCGAGCACTCACTGCCTATGAACAGGTGGCCGAGTATGGCAACATGCCTGAAGGCAAGGTAGGGAGGCCCTAACAATGATAACCATGATACAACACGGCGGTCGCATCGCCTTGAAGAACGTCCCCGAAGAACTGCGCTCAACGCTTTATGAGCAAAATGCCTACTTCGTTAGTGGCGCAGATAATTCGGAATTGTTCCGACGAGGCCGGTGGGACGGCTATAAGCGATTCTTCAAATATCGCGACAATAGTTATCCGGTGGGGCTGAACGAACGAGTGAAACAGCTTATTTTGGATTTTGGTGAAACCTATGAAGAGAAGCTGGAAACCACCGACGCCCAGAACATCGATACCGAGTTTAATGCGGTTTTGCGGCCCGACTATCAAGTGCCGGCCGTCAATGCCGTATTAGACAGTCCAGCTGGCGGTGTCATCTCTGTGGCAACTGGCGGGGGCAAGACCGTCATCGCGGCCAGCATCATTCACGAACTCCATGAGCGGACCGTGTTCATGGTCCACACCAAAGATTTGCTCTATCAGGCGATCGCCGAACTCGGCAAGTTTCTTGGGGCCGAGCACGTTGGTCAAGTTGGCGATGGCAAGGTCGAGCCCAATGATATCACGGTCTGCACCACCCAGACCCTAGCGCGTTATGTTGGCTTCAAATACGTGTCGGCCAAGGACGAGTCCAACCAACGCGAAGCCGCAGTACAGGTGACCCCAGAACACAAGAAGCTGGTTGACGACATGATTGACCGCTGTCGGGTACTCATTTGGGACGAGGTCCACCGAGTGGCCTGCGACATGGCCTTGAAGGTGTCTGAAGTCATCGCAAAAACCCACTACCGTGTCGGGCTCTCTGCCTCCCCTTGGCGAGATGACGGCGCGGATTTGGGCATCGAGGCCGCAGTGGGCCCCACCATTTATACAGTGTCGGCCACTAAGTTGATTGAACTCGGCTATTTGGTCCCTCCTTACATTAACATCGTCCCAATCCCACCACTGCCATGGAATCGCAACATGCCATATGCTCGACTGTACAAGTTAGAAGTGGTAAAGAACACCTATCGCAACAACAAAATCCTGCATTACTATCGCGACCTGACGGCTCAAGGCGTGTCCACCCTCATCTTGGTCCAGTCGGTCGAGCATGGCAAGATTCTGCAAGAGCTCATCTCCCGAGAATATGACCCGATTGAATTTCTATCTGGCCGCGATTCCACCCGCCGGCGCCAGCAGACTATTGATGAGCTCAAGGACGGTACCCGGGTCGGCCTCATTGCCACCGTGATCGCTGATGAAGGTTTGGACATTAAGCGCCTCGGTGGGATTATCCTCGCCGGTGGTGGCAAGTCCTCTACTCGGGCACTGCAACGGATCGGCCGGGCGGTCCGCCCCTTTGAGGGCAAAGATGCGGCTTTTGTCGTGGACTTCGATGACCAACACCCGATTTTGCATAGACAGGCGCTTATGCGTCAAGCAATGTATCGCACAGAACCCGGCTTTCGTGTCTTCTCCTTTTAGTGGGGGAGGGGCATTTGCCGGGTTTTTATTTGTCTGCCGATATATGGGTACATAAATAAATGGAGGCGAAGAAATGAGAGAAATTAAATTTAGAGGCTTGCCGACTTGCAAAGACAGGGACGAGTTAAATTGCATTGACTTTGACCGTGATGGTAATTTTGCCGTTGGCTTTTATGAGGACGGGTATATTATTGGCGAGATCGCCGACGTTGATGATAGCTACATTAACCCCGAGTTTTGGGTGGCTGTCGATAGAAACACCGTCGGCCAATACACCGGGCTATTCGATAAGAATGGCCGGGAAATCTATGAAGGAGACATTTTGGATATTGGGCTCCGAGATCAGGACGGCAAGCCGGTAGTGGCCCCGGTCAGTTATGAAGCATACCTCGCTGGATACGTACTCGACAATAAGGGCCATGGCATTTGGCAACGATTAGACAGGGATTGCGAGGTCATTGGTAACATCTTTGAAAATTCGGAGTTGCTGGAGGCGTCGAAATGACCTTAGTAAAACTAGACAGCGGAGACTACATCAACACAGAGGCGGTGGACTCAATTAAGAGTGGGGACGATCCATATCTTGTGATGCGTTGCGGAGACGTAATTAGTATCACCCCATACGATCGTGACCTCATCGTGGCTGAAATGAAATCTGAGCAAAAACTGCACAACTCAAAAATGTAAATTTGGAGGGTTCATCATGAGAATCACAGGAAACAAATGTGCGTTTCAAGTGGCCGCAGGCGAGGTTATGACAGTCACTATCCCTGTCTACACGGCTATCGATGTGGACCAGTGGGAACAAGTAGGTAAGCATCGGGAGGCCGAACTGGCGGTAAACCCCAATGTTACTTGGGTCGGCACGTGGCATTTTAAGGCATTGGCAAAGAATGTCAAAATTACTATCGGGCGTCGGATAGTACGAACGGTGCATCTGACATGGACGGACGATCGGGACAAGAATTTGCTAATGTGGCTCAATGTTAGCCCCCGCGGCGAAATCGCCTTGAATGCATGGATTATCCCGCACGACTTCGACACCAAAACCAGTATGGTAGTGGTGCCCGGCCCCAAATGGCATGATGCCCGGGTCAATTACCGCAAGAACCACGGTCGCCCGGCAGACAATGTGACTGGAGCAGTTAGGGTTTATTCGCCAAGCGCTCCAGCCCCAACCCCAAAGCCGAAACCTGTTGACAACCTCGATGAAATCCGGCTTATCAATCTCGTCGGTCGGGCGATACGTGGAATCAATACAGCGCGCCCCGATTGGGCCGATGCTCATCAGGACGTTATGCACACATTAGACCAAGCAACTCGACCGCAGGATATGTTGGAGTTGGCCACCCTCGCTTACCTGTTCAAGCATGCCACCGGGGACCTGCAACCGGCATGGCTCAACCACCTAATTGATTCGGCGGCGGAAGAGGGTCGACTATATTGCCAGAAACATGGAGGCCAACAATGAATAAAACAATGAACAGCGCGGCCCGGCAGGTACTCGTTCAACTGGAGCGCTCCACCGGCATCACACCCACTGAAGAGGACGAGCAAATCGCCCTCTTTTTGAGTATTATTTATTATCCCAATTTCCTCGTGGGGTTAATTCACCGAATGCACTCGACAGACAAGCCGGAAAGCAACGAACTCAAATACTACTTCAAGCCCGCAATGTCTATCGACAAGGGGCGCCGCCCTCGGGCCATGATGTGGCCTTTGCAAGACATCAAAGACGCTTGGCCGATTATCAAAGCCGTCCAAGCCTATCTGCTGGTGGATTGGTCTATGAATGAGCTGGACGCCCTGCGAGCGATCGCCCAGTCGGGGGTTGGCTTGGCGGACCTATCCGCGGCGATAAAAGAGGCGGAGGATTGGCAAGTACGCTCAATCCCATATCTGGCCAAGATTGTAGAGAAGACCCAAGCACAGGCCCAAGCGGACCGGCAAGCCCGGGCGCGCCTAAGAGAAACTCAAGAAGCGTCCCGGCAGGTTGAATCCTCGACCCCAGCGGTACACCATTCGACCCTCGACGTGGTGAATAAGGCCATGGGTTGGGCCGATCTGTTGAACTCGGCCGAATTGATGAATAGGAGTAGGCAAACCGATGAACAAAATAACAGACCTTAATGCGGCCATTGCGGCCATTAAAGAACAAGTACCGATTGAAAAGGGCATCGGGGAAATCCACCCGCTCACCCGGGTATCGGACACTATGTATAAGGCTCTTTGTCCATTCCATGAGGAGAAGACCCCGAGCTTTACCGTGAACCCAGAGAAGAGCATGTTTTATTGTTTCGGTTGTCATGTGGGCGGCGACCTCGTCACCTTCTACCAACAGTATTTCACGCTATCGGCGGCCGAAGCTATGCGGCGAATTGCCGACCAATTCCATATCGACATCAGCCAATACGAACGCCCGTTGACCCCAGAAGAACAGCGAATTCAAAGCCTGCAGAAAGGCATGCACAAGCTTGCCATTGCCCTACATGAGGACGCCGACCCACAGGGGTTCTTTGCGTCCCGCGGCATTGACCCGGACCAAGAAGAATTGGAAGGGTTCCTGTTGGGCTACTGCCACGATCTGACCCAACTGACTGTCATGGCCCGCGATTGTGGCTTGGACGATGTCGCTCTGGGCGAATTGGATTTGCAACGACCCGCAATGTGGACCAATGTGGCAGTTTATCCACTGTTCGACCCGCGCGGTACAGTGATCGGGTTCAAGAATCGTCCACTGGAGCGCGGCGACGGCCCCAAATTCATCGGGACCACCAAGAGCCCCCTGATGGACACGATGGCCACTCCCTATGGGTTCCACATCGCCCGCAAGAGCCGGGGTCAAGCCCCGCTGGTAGTGGTTGAGGGTCAACACGATGTCCTCTCCGCGCACGCCGCGGGTATGCCGTGGGTGGTGGCGACGGACGGGACTGCCTTTAATATGGACCGCCTGCAAGTCATGCAAGAGCATGGTGTGGACGAATTGATCTTCGCTTACGATGGCGACCAGCCCGGCCAAGAAGCGCTGACCCGAGTGGCCCAACTGCTCAATAAGAATCGCAATGAGGTATCGGCCTCGGTCAAGATTGCGCAATTGCCACAGGGCAAAGACCCCGATGATATGATACAAGGTGGCGATCGGCTTGCTTTTGAACTCGCCTGTCAATCCGCCGTGTACGCCAACCAATATCTTATTGATCGGCTGGCCGAGGAGGTGGACCGGGTTTCCGGGCTGAATACTGTAACCGGCAAACTCGACTATCTCTCCCGCCTGCGCCCAATCCTAGCCGCGGCCCCAGCCATCGAGCAAGAAATTTTGCAAGGTTATTTGGCCCGCCAGTTGCATTTACCCGAGGCGGCCATTGAAGACTATTTGCGAATCGACAAAGATGCGGGCAAACAATCAGTGCTCTATAATCTGGAGGCCGAGCGTGCAGTGTTGGCCCAAGTGGTGGCCGAACCGGCATTCCAGTTGGAAGTCATGCCCCAATTGCGCCCGACTGACTTCTATTCAAGCAAGTATCGGCAACTGTTCTCCATTATCCAAGGGCTCACCCAAAAGGGGACCGAGCTGAATTTGGACACCATACAAACCGCCTTGAATAATGCTGGAATGCGTGAACTGTTTGGTTCCGGCTTGGCCTCGACCTTGCAGAATAGTGGGGCCGGGCGTCAATTGTTTGCCGATCTGCAGGACAAAGCAATCCGGCGGCACCTGCAAGAGATCGCGACGCGGCTGGCCCAGCAATCCGGCAACCCAGCGATCAATTTGCCAGTGGTCACAGAAGAGGCTCTCCAGTCCCTCCAGCGGGCCACAGACGGGGCCGAGGGCGAAGGTACCTTGGCGCCCCAGACAGGGGCAAAAGAAGCCATGGACAGGGTACTGAACAATATGCGGAACCCCAACCAGATTTCCGGGATTCAACTGCAATCTGAACCGACATTGACCAACATCTTGCGCGGGCTCAACCCGGACCGGCTCATTACCCTCGCGGCCAACCAGTCCGTTGGGAAGACCACCATGCTGACCAATTGGATGGTGGATATGATGAATAGTGGTGTCCCTTGGCTCCACTTCTCGCTTGAGATGGGCGCTTCCGAAATGGTGGATAAGATCATTCAGGTAGCCTCGGGCGTCATGGGGTCTAAAATCCTCGATGGTACACTGACCGATCAAGAATATCACCAAGTCCAGCAAGCGGCGCTGGCCTATTACAACTCCAAATTGTTTATCGATGACGAGAGCAACACCCTAGAAGCCATCATTTCCAAGGTCCGCCAATATCAATATCGGCATCAAATCGCCGGGGTCTCTATCGACTACGTGCAATTGATGACCATGGAGCGCTCAAAGGCGCGGCAGAAATATGAAGAATTGGGCGACATTTCCGGGGCGCTCAAGCGGGACGTGGCCAAGGCGCTCAACATGCCGGTTATTATTCTCTCCCAGCTCTCCAAGTCAGCGGTTGACAAGCAAGTGGCCACTGCAGAAGACGGGGCCGGGGCCTACAAAATCGCGCAGGATTCAGACATTTATATGACGCTGAAACCAAAGAACGATACAGAGATACAGGAGGGCGGCGGGTTGGCCGCGGCCGGTAATATGACGCTGTTCCTCGATAAACACCGGCAGGGCCGGGCAGATGTATTTATTGATGTGATGTTTAGTCGCGAGAACCAACGAATGATGGAGGTAAAACAATGAAACAATGGATTATGGCAGTAACCGGGGATATCGGGGCGGGCAAGACCTCGGCAATCCAACAAATAGCCGACCCAATCGGCGAAGCCAAATTGTGCATTATTCCGGTAGGCCAGCTCATGCGCGAGAAGGTAGCCGCGGGCGTCATTGGAGAGATGAAAGGCGACCTCGCCCCCGAGGAGGTTATGCGCTCAACTGTCGAGGAGAAGATTGGCCAAACTTTGCTCTCCCTGAACGGTCAAAGCTGTGTAATAGTTATTGACGGGGTCCCGCGATTCCCCGAGCAACTGGATTGGATTCAGGAGGTGGCCGATCGGCATGGTGTCGGCTTGGGGGCGGTGTTCCTGACGGCAGACCCTGACGCCATCAATGCACGATTGCGGGACCGGCGGAGGGCCGATCACAAATACGACCGCCAGCGGTGGGAGAACACCCACATACCGATGAAGCAATGTCTACACCTCGCCATTGCTCACCAGCTCCCGCACTACTACTTCGATACTACCGGTTCATTGCCTCAAATCAACGGCATGTGGCTGACGATGTTCGCTTTCTGGTTGCTAGATGAACATGGAAATGAAAATGGCGGCGTGTTCAAGTAAATTGACAAAGCAATTCTCGCGATGGTACAATAGCATAAACGGTTCCATGCATTTGCCTGTCGGGGGATTGCAGACGATAAAATGATATATCAAAATGGAGGATATCAATATGGGATTTAGAGAAGCAAAGAACACGTGGGCCAATTTCGGCCGCCAGTTGGTCGGCAAGAGCAAGCAGTTTGATGTGCGGGTGAAGCGGAATGACGCCGCCAAGCAATATCCACTGCTCAAGATTAACAAAGCCGGGGACGTCGGTTTTGACCTCGCCGCAACCGAGAAAGTAACAGTCCCGGCCCTCACCCCGGAGGCAGTGGCCAAGCTAGCGGCAATCGATGAGGAATATTCCGAGCGACTTGAACGGGCCCAATTGTTGGGTGTGGTTGGGGCGCAGGAGGCTTTGCGATTGGAGTGGGACGAGGTCCGGCGCTCACTCCTACCGCGGGCGGTTATCCCAACCGGCGTCTTCTTGGACATGCCATCTAATTGCTGGTGTTCCATCGAGGCGCGTTCATCGGCCTCCACCAAGTTTCTCATCACGCCCGACGCGATTATTGATGCTGGGTATCGCGGCGAGTTGTTCGGGGTAGTGTTCAATCTGGGTTATGAACCCTATGAGGTCCAAGAGGGCGAACGGGTCGTGCAATGCATTTTCCATGAACGAGTGATCGCCCACATTACTGAAGTTGATGAACTATCGGCAAGCGAACGCGGCGAAACTGGGTTCGGGTCATCGGGTAAATTGGCGCAGAAAATTTGAGGAGATAGGCAGATGGGTATCCCACGAACCAAGGCAGAACGCGAGGCAGAAATTGAAGCGGTAAACAAGCATGTGGAGCAGTATAAAGACGGGGACGGGGAGGCCATGTCGTGGCTCATCGAGCAATTCATGGGTTTCCTGAAGTCCCAGACCCGCCGATACTGCAAGAAGTATCCCGGCGTCTTTTCTTGGGAAGAGGGGCTACACGAAGCCGAATCAATCTTCTATGACCTTTGCGAAGAGTACACCATCGGCGGGGTTGCTTATTTCACGGTTTACATTCAACGTAAACTGCCGCGGCGGCTCTGGTATCGGTTCTCCCGAGAGATTACCCGCCGCCGCAAATGGCGTTCGCAATCGCCCGATCAATTGGCCGGGTTGGGCTCCTATGATGGAGTGTTCATCAACCCCGAGGACCGAATGCGGGCTATCGATTGCGACGACCTGCCGATGACGTCCAAATCGCTGGCCGAAGATGTGGAAAATCAGTGCATGCGCGAGCAATATTTGTCCCAAGCTTTTGAGGCGCTCTGGAATCCGGACGTATTGGAGGACGACGCCCGCGAAGCATTCTCTAGAATAGTCATGAACCGCGAGCCGGTCAAAGATGTGGCCCGCGACTTAGGTATTCGACAGGTAGAAGTGGCCGAATTAGTTGAACAAGCGACCCAAGCACTGCGACAAGCGGTGATGAATAACGGGCGTCGGAACTCTCTGAATAAGGGTTAGTTTCGGCGCCCTTGGCGTACGATACCATGGGGAAGCGCAAAGGAGGATATATCATGTGCGATATCTGCGAGAAACTGCACCAAAATATACATGTACTGCCGGGAATGGCCCCAGAAGACCCGCCCGAATATCAATTTGCCGGTCGGGTGGCCGAGGCCGAGGCTAAGGGCATGACCCTGCCGCAATTCATGAAAGGCAAGAACCGCTGGGGGTCCTTGCATTCCCACTCCGAGTATTCACTGCTGGACGGCGGGGCCAAGGTCCAACAGATCATGGACAAGACCAAGGCGATGGGTCAAGACTTCGTGGCGATCACTGACCATGGCAACATGTTCGGGGCGATGAAGGCCCAAATCTACGCCAAGAAGATCGGAATTAAGCACATCATTGGGTGTGAGCTCTACATGGCACCATACGGCCGCAGTCGGTTCGACAAGGATTTCAAGAAAGGCGACAAGAGCTACACTCACCAAATCGTGCTGGCCAAGAACAAAGTCGGCTATCACAACCTATCCAAGCTTTCCTCGCTGGGATTCCTAGAGGGCGGCTACCGCAAGCCCCGTATCGACCGGGAACTGCTAGAGAAGTACCACGAGGGGCTGATTGTCACAACTTCGTGTATCGGCGGCGCCGTGCCCCAATTGGCGCTTGAGGGTCGGCTCAAGGAGGCCGAAAAAGAATTTTGCTGGTTGCGCGAGTTGTTTGGCTCCGATTTCTATGTGGAACACCAGAATCACAATATCGAAGTGGAGAAACGCGGCTTCGAGTTTACTCAATTCCTAGCTAACAAGTACAGCGTCCCGACGGTGTTGACCACCGATGCGCATTATTTGGAACCATGGAATGCAATTTCGCACGACGCCCTGCTGTGTATTGGTACTGGTGATTGGGTAGACAACCCCGATCGGCGCTTCAAGTTTGAGGGGTCGGGCTACTGGTATCACTCCGAGGAGGAAGTGGCCGAGCGTTTCCCGGGCATGCAAGAAGCCATGTATAATACTGGTCGGTTGGCGGACACCGTAGACGATGAAGTGGTGGACTTTGGCGACATTGCCTTGCCATCATTCCCAATTCCCAAGATGGACCCGGCATTTGAAGCCTACAAATCTAATGACGAGGAGATAAGCAAACTATGGCAACCAGCGAACAACTGAAACATACCAAGCTGACCGAAGAAGATAAGTATCTGCTGTTTCTTGCGGACGAGGGTATCCGCCGCCGGTACGTCAACAATAGCCCCGAGCAAATGGCAGTGGTGATGGAGCGCGGCCGCTATGAGCTGTCGGTCATCATCAACAAAGGTTTCACTGCCTATTTCCTTATTCTGGCGGACTTGGTGCGCTATTGCCACCGTAACGATATCGCCATCGGGGTTGGTCGTGGTTCTGCCGGGGGCTCCATGATCGCTTATTGCCTCGGTATCACCGAAATCGACCCTATCCGATATAATCTCATCTTCGACCGGTTCCTGAATATGGAGCGATTTGAGTATCCAGATATCGATACCGACGTGGACGGGACCAAGCGGCAACAGGTAATTCAGTATTTGGCGGACACCTATAACACCAGCCACGTCGCCCAAATTATCACATTCGGCACGATGTCGGTAAAGACTTTGATTCAGGACGTTGGTCGAGTGCTCCATTTGCCCCGCGAGGCCGTGGAGAAGCTCAAATCCCTCGTGCCACCAGTGGAAAAGGTGACGTTGATGGACTGCTTGGATTCCGATGAATTTGTAGAAGAACTCAAATACTGGTCCAACCAAGACGCCCGGCTATTGCCATGCCTGACCCAACTGGAGGGCCTGCACCGGCAGACTTCAATCCACGCCGGTGGGGTTATTATCGCGACCAAGCCAATCATGGACCTCGCCCCAGTCTATCGACCGATCGGGGCCAAGTACGAACACGAACGGGCTGTGGTCCAATATGAAATGACCGAGGCCGAAGAAATCGGATTACTGAAGATGGATATCCTTGGCCTGCGGACGGTCACGCTGGTGGACCGGGCCGAGCACAATGTCCGGCAGTGGGAAGACCCCGACTTTAACCTCCGCTCTATGGGAGTAGGCGACCCGCGGCCCTACCAATTAATTGCCAAGGGCGACACCGATGGAGTGTTCCAACTGGAGGGCACCGGGATTACTCGCTTCGCCCAAGAATTCCAAGCGCAATCATTCGAAGAACTCGTGGCCCTCATCTCGCTATTCCGGCCGGGCACATTGGATTCGGGGACCGCCGCCGCCTATATCCGGCGCAAGAAAGGGCAAGAACCGGTGACCTATCCACACCCCGACCTAGAGCCGGTCCTCAAGGACACCTATGGCATTATCGTTTATCAAGAGCAGGTTATGCAGGTGGCTGGGGTTATGGCCGGGTACACCATGGGCCGCGCGGACGGCCTGCGGAAGGCTATCGGCAAAAAGAACAAAGAGAAGATCGAATCAGAACTCGCGGCCTTTCACGACGCCGCCATTGCCCGGGGTTATGAGGAGGGCAAGGTGCAAGAGATCATGGACCTGATGGCCACGTTCGGCCGGTATGGGTTCAACAAGTCCCACGCCGTGGCCTATGCTTATCTCTGCTACTGGACGGCGCTACTAAAGGCCGAGCACATGGTGTCATTCTATGCGGCCGAGCTCAACACGGTGATTGATGATAAGCTCAACTACGCCCTCCAGATGGCCAAGGCGCATCACCTGCGGTTCCTGCCTCCAGTCATCAACTCCTCGGGTTCGGGCTTCACTATTGGGCGCGATCAACAAGGATACAACATTCAATTTGGCCTCTCCAATGTCCGCGGAGTGGGCGCGCAAATGGTCCAGCGGCTTATCTCTACCCGCGAAGCCGTCGGGCCCTACCACACCTTTTATGAATTCTTACACAACAATACGTCGCTCCCCGTGAACGCCAAAGAAGCCCTCATCAAATCCGGGGCTTTCGATGAGCTGGGCGAGCGCCAAAATTTGCTATTCGACTTGATTAATGCCAACAAGTTTGCAAAGACCGGCAAATATGGCAAGTATCTGGAACTGCGGGCCCGGGCAAGAATTGCCGCCCCGCCTGCCTATTCGCCGCTGGAGTTGGGGGAACTGGAGCACGACACCCTCGGGTACTATCTGACTGCCGACCCGCTAGATGCGATGGTTCAAATCGGCCGCTGGTTCGGTGGTGTCCCGATCGGGGCGGACCTGAATGAGATGATCGGGGCTACTGTCACTCTGGTCGGTTCGGTAGTCAATTTCCACCCGCATCGCACCAAGAAAGGCGACCCGATGGGATTCTTGCAATTCTCCGACGGGGTCGAGCAGTACAGCGCCACTTGCTTCCCGCGCCTCTACGCGGTCAACAAAGGTATCAAGGCGGGCATGCTGGTGCAAGTGGTGGCCCAAGTAGACAAGTACAAGGGGAAGCCAAGCCTAACCGCCCAGTCCATTCAAGTAGTGGACCTCGACCGTCTGACCACCCCAGTGACCCTCATTTGCCCGGCCGGAAACCCGATGGCCTACCCGCTCATGAAACAATGGATTGGCGCTCATCAGGGTACCGACTGCAATCTACAAGTAGTCTGGTATGATTCGCGGGGCTATCGATTCCGCTTCGCCTGCCCACCGATCTCAACAAATTATTCGGACCTGCATCAACTAAACATGATCGGCGTAGGGATTCATCTAGGATAGGAGGTGGAGAGATGCAAGAGCAACCGTGGGACACCCCAGAAGTGCAACAAGTAATGCACGAGTTGGCGGGGACGATATTGCAGGTAGACCCGCCAGCCCAACCGGGCCAACCGGAGCGGCTTCCGTGGGCTTAGAGCGCACGTCGGGTATTCACGTACCCCAGCGACCCCAGAAGCCAAGGAAAATACCAAGAAGAGCCTCGGAGGGATATTATTCCCCTGCCGGGGCTCTATCGATATAAAGGGGTAATGGTAGCAGATAATATCAAGGAGGAAATCAATCATGAGTAAACGACAAACAATCGTGCAAGTCATCAGCCCCAAGGGTCATCGGTCCATCTGGTCGTGGCTCGGCATTTCGGTTCTGGTGTTGGTCGGGGCGGCCACGTTGATGAGCTTCGCTCTAATCCCGGCAGTTATTGTTGGGGCGGGTTGGCTCATTTGGGTAGCCTATAAGGCGGCCCGGCAATACGTGGTACGCCGTCGAGCAGAAGCAACCAAGTCGGTCCCAGAAGCGACCAAGCACGATGACGACCACTGGAGCAACTACTAGGAGGAAGCATAATGCCAAAATTTAAGTACGAATTGGATTTCAATATTGCCGAACATGATAAGTGGGCCGCCTGCCAGCTCAGCACGCCCAAGGACATCTTTGATGTGTTAGATTCGCTCCGGGAATGGACCAACCCCGACCGAGTCAGCTCTCGCAATATCAAAGTCCTGACGATGCCCAACTTCTCCGATAAGCCATTTGAGGTTGGATTTGAAGACTTGAAGCAGACGAAAATCGATCGTGGTACAGTCAGTTTCTGGGTGTATGCCGGCCCCGACCACAAGCATGATCGCCATACCGATGTCATGCTGGAAGTTGGCACTATTTTAATCCGCCATCGCTGGTTGGATCTGCACACCCTAACCCCTCGCACCGAGATTTGGATTGTGAGTGCCTATGTCAACAACAACCTCGTCCGGCAGTTGGGTATCAAGGACGAGTGGGGAGTTTGGACACTAAAAGACAAGGAGAAAAAGTAATGGAAAAGAAAAATCCTATTGTCGATATCGCCGAGGTCCTGCCACACCTCCAAGTTGAACTGGCAGAGTTGGTTTCCCGACAACGCAAACTGCAACGCACAATCGACATGCAATCGGCAGAATCGCGGCTAGGGCGTCGGCAGTACCTGTTGATGAAAAAACAAAATCGCGGCATGATTGCTTATATCCTCGCCCTATCGGACCGCGTCGACGATATGGAAGGGCGTCTAGCGGCACGTGCCGCAGTGGAGGAAACCAAATGAAAATGAATACGAAAAACCTGCCCAATACCAACTTCTGCCCTGGGATTAACTACTCAAGCGCCACTGAACTGATCGCGAACGCCTACAAGTACATCAAAGAGGCCGACGCCAAGGGGCTTACCGTCACCCGATCGGTGGCTGTGGATTCATTGTTGGAAACAGTCGGGGACCACATCATTTCCTACGACGACGCCCCGGATTTTCATTCTGTCGTGGCCGCCCCGGTGATTATTCCCGGCTTCTTGGTCGAGGCCATGCACAAAGTCGAGGCCGGTGATAGCGACATCTTCGGGGCGGTTCGGCGCCTGTATGGCTACCTGCGGCAGTCCGGATACAAGGAGTCCAGCCCAATCCTCAATAAGTTGATGAATTTGGCTTTGCTTGGCTGGTCCATCGGCTATTATCAATTAAAGAGCCCTGCCTAACGGCGGGGCTTTATTTGTAACAAAACTGTAACACAGGGATATTGACAAAGAACACCGGGTATGGTATAATAAAAATATGGGGGACGAGGAAGAGCCCGCCAAACAAAAGGAGGAACCAATCATGACAAACATCATCAAAGACGCAATCGACAATCGCCAGCCAATCGAATTGAAGGTAATGGACACGACCACTTGCAAACATCTGACCCGGGACCAAATCCAGCAAATGACTTTGGCCCAGTTGAATCAACCTCGGTATTTGGTGAACCGCGACACCAACATGGTAGATAGCGAAGGCAATAAGATCTTTGAATTTGATCACCTATTGATGGATTGGGACGACCCAGAAATCAGTCACCGGTGGACAGTTTATTATGACCCCGAAACCGGCGGCTGGAATGCAGTGGACGCCGATGATGAAGTGGCCTATCTGCTGGACATCGCGGACGGGTCAATCAACTTGGACAACTTGGACAAATAAGGAGGAATTAATCATGACTTTAGTTATTACTGTTCTTTTAGGTGTCGGGGCCATCTCCGGCTTTGCATTCTCGGTTGCTCACAATCGGCTCGTCGCGTTCTTGGCTGTCATCTTGCTCGCGGGTATCTTTGTCGATCTGCGGGCCGAGGTTGTTGCCGCTGGATTGATGGGTTGGTACGAACTCTTTGCCTACCAAGTCGATTACGTAAAGGAGAAGCAAAAACATGGAAAAATCTAATGAGCAATACAATGGCTTGCAACTGCAAGCGACGGTGTCAATCAAGGCTTCGATGAACATCGAGGACCCCGCGGTTGACGCAATGCTCCGGGCGCACAACATCGACCCCGACGATCTAGATGAAATGACCAAGCTGGGCGGCGACATCAATCAGCTCATCAACATCGCGGTACAAACCGCCCTGAAGAGCTTCTTGGCGACCGACATCGCCGATCACATCGCAATTTCTATGTCCAATATTTCCACTGTGGTACCCGCTGGACCCCAAACCCAGCCGGAAACATGAGTTGGCGCGACACGAGGACCGAGAACCTGCGGAAAGACACCCTCGGCATTACTATCCGCACTTCTTCGGAGGAAGAACTCAATTTTCGGGTAAATGACATGGCAAAACGCGGTTGGGTCGAGGTCAGCCGCCGCCATGTGGTTCGTGAACTGCGGCACGATTATTTGTATGATAGTTGGTGGGCAAAGATGCGCCGGTCCAGCCAGCAATTAGGAGGAAAAGACAATGAACAAACCAGCATCGGTGAAGCGGATTAAAATCAAAGGCTCGGGCGACATGGTTTTGCGGTTTATGCAGGAGGGACGATATACAGGGGTGGAGGTCCCGGCGGAGCCAATCTTGACTGTACCTGCGGATTCGGTTGACGTCATCAAGTACGACGCCCACGAATTCAATCGCCGCTATCGGCGGCTCGGGGCGTACTACGGTAACCCGCTGATCGCCATCGAAATCTTAAAGGAGGAATAAACATGCAACTACAATTTATACTATTGGCCGCGGACGTCTATCGGGCCGCCAACTGGAATCCCGACAAGCAAGCCCTAATTCGCTCCGAAATCGAGGGGGCGCTTTCCAATCCCGCGCTTATCCCTCGGTTCATCTACAAGTATTCATCAGGTGAGGGTGCTTGCTGGTAATGACGGTTTTCGCTTATCCCCC